AGTTCCTTCGCGCCGATGATTGCCGCGATCTGATCTTCAGTGAAGTTCATTTATGCAGTCCTTTTCCAAGCGAATATCACGAAGTACGGCATCAAGTTGTTATGCGCCAATCCGCCGCCAGTAGATGCCGTGGAAATACCGGCAGCTTGAGTCCCGCTCGCGTTGGTATCAATCCCGAATTTCATCGCTCCGCCACCCGCGCTTGAAGGGGCTTGCTCGACGTGGGAGTGAGCTGGAATCATCGTCTCGTCCAGAGTCACCGTTTTCGCGCCGCCGGTTTCTTCAACCGTGTCGAAGTCGGTATCCCCGGAATCCAGACCTACCAGCACGCGGCCAGCGGCGATTGCGGACCAGGTTCCATAACCGAGCAATGTTGCCGGATTGGTGCTGACCACGGCGATAAAGACCGAACCTATCGGAAAGGCATTTGAGCCCCCGGGAGGGGAGGCCCACGTAAAATCATCCCGAAGGAACTTCGTTCCATCCGGGGTTCCGGTAGCGATTAAGTCGTTTCCGGTCTTGTGAGAAGTGGCGTGAATCGCGTCGTGGCTCATGCGAGTACCACTCCAACCCAGGCTGGCGTCCCACCGTAATCGTAAATCCAGAGTTTACGCCCGGTGGTATCGTAGACCATCGGGTTGAATCCGGTCTTGACCGTTGGAACGCCGGTCGGAGTCCCGGACATAGTTGGGACTTGAGGGAAGCCAATTGTTGCGGTTGTTGCCGGAGTCGCTACGCCTATGGTTACATCCCCGTCATTCCAGATAGTCATTTTCTCGACTACGCCGACCGTCCCTTGATTGGCGGTCAGGAACCGGATGACACCACCAATGCCAGAAGTAGTATCAGCAATTGTGCCGATAGAATCGTACTTGATCTGCGCGGCAAGTTCATAGGTGTTCGTCGCGCCGAGATAGCCATAACCGGAGATCGTCAGGAGATCATCACCCGTGGTGATGACCGTGGGGCTGGCGGCCGTGCCGCGAGACTTGCGGGCATTGAAAAGATAGCCAACTGCATCAGCAGACCCCTTAGAGGCTTGAGCAATCCCGCCCCCAAATCGGATTTGCTCCCCTCCAGCATTGCTGGCTATACCAAAATGTCCTGCCGCACCCTCAACCCAAAGACCGCTACCTGACCAATTGCTTGATTGAATAGCTGGAGCAGCGGCAGTTCCATCATTTAGGAACAATGTCTGCGTACTGCTCCAGCGCATGATTCTAGTGCCCGTCACGTTGGCGCTTAACTGCCCACTCGGATTGGAAAACCCCGTCCCTAAAGCAGAGGCGAAAGAATATGCGGGTGCAACATTAGTCCCATCGGTTGCCAGAATTTGCGCCGTGGTCGGACTCACGCTGAACACATGTGCCGCTCTTGAATACACAGAAAGCGGCGACATCGTTGAAGCGGCAAGTGTGGAGAACTTCGCCAGTACCTGATTCGGCACTCCGCTTGTTGAAGTCCCGCCTGTCGCAGCGGCAGATTCCCCGAGTTCAAATGCAACCTCTGAATTTGTTACCTTCGCCCAGTTCCAGCGCACGTTCCAGTCGGCATTGGCGATACCTGCTTGATCGGCAGTTGCGGCAGTGATGCCATCAAGTGTCGATGCCCCACCCGCTGGAGCGGCATAGGTACCGTCGCCCCGGAAAAACGTCGTCGTATTGTTCGGCCACTTCGGAACGAAGCCGTGCGCCGTCGCGGAAGCGTTCGCGGTCGTGATGTCTGTAAGAGAAAGCCCGCCTTCCGGCAATCCGGTTGCATTGGTCAGCGTGGCTGATGAAGGTGTTCCAAGCGCGCCACCGGAGACAAGGTTTCCGGATGCGGTCCCTGTTAACGCCCCTGTGAAAGTGGTCGCGCCGACCGTGGTGAAAGTCGCCGCACCTGGAGTCCCGCCACCAATCGTGCCCGGTGCTGCGAACGTTGCGCCGCCAAGCGTCGCCGCGTTGACGCCTGTAATATTGGTGCCAACCCCGGCGGAGGGCGTACCCAGGTCCCCACCGGCATAGAGCATCGTCGCGGCAGCGTCAGGGAAGGTATAGACCCGCGCAACCGTTGGACCGGCTACGGTGAAGTACGCAATCCCCGTGCCGCCATTAGCAGTCGGCAGTATCCCCGTCACCGCCGCGGACTGCGCGAGATTGACGGCTCCGAATGTCAGTGCAGTACCGCTGCGGCGAAGCACCTGATGGTCGCTCGCCGCCGCTATACTGGCGTAGTCCGCGATGGCGTTGCCGGTAACACCGAGGATACTGAGAGCGGAACCCTGCGCCAGCGCCGAGAACGCGAGATCGCCACCAGAAAAGCCAAGGTACGTCGCCAAGTACAACGGCGAAATGTAGCGATTCGTCCCGGCGCCAAACGGCGAACGTTCGACCGGAATTCTGTCCGTGGCTACGGCAGTTGCGCCGTCGGTCAGATTCGCAATGGTTGCGTCAGCCAAAACTCATACTCCGTTAGTCAACGCCTGCTCGACAGACCATCCGTATGCGTCGATGCGCTGCCTGATTGTTGTGCTTCTCAATCCAGTAGCCATTGCCCACTCAGCCACGGTTTTAGTATTCCCGTGCAATGACAGTTTCCTACCGATAAATAAAGCGGAACACGTCGCACAAATTTTGTGTGCCATTACGGGATCAGGAGCACGCTGGCCCCGTCGCCTTGCAGAAGATTGCTGGTTCCGTCACCTAGCAGAATGTTGTCCACACCAGCACCGGCCGCCGCTCCGCCGGCGCCCAACAACAAAAGGTCTTTGCTGGCCACGATCAGACTCCCTTATATCCGACGGCAGAGACTTTCATAGTCGTAACGCCAGCCACGGCGGCGAAGTTCAACGCCGTGTTGGCGCTCAACTTTAACGGGCTCTCCGACAAATCAACCACGGCGCCACCTGTCGCAGGCGCGGGGATAGTCAACTTGATCGTCGTGCCGTCCTTGATATCGACTTCAGTGCTGGTCCCGGACGAGTTGGACACGATCAGCGTAGTGACGTAGATCCGGACTCCGACGCCCTGGGCGGCGATGAGCGCCGTGTCGTTCGTGGTGGTCGCCGTATTGCGACCATCCAGCAACACGGATTCACGATCCGGCTGCATGGACTACCCCTTGATCCCGAGCTTTTCCCTCGCCTCGGCAAGCACGGCATTGATGCGATTGAGTTCGCCCTTGGCTGCGACGATGGCATCTTCCATGACCTTCAGCGCCGCGCGCTGGGTCAGGGCAGCCAAAGCCGCCTTGGCCGCTTCGGAAGCTGCTGAATCGCGCGCTGCCTGCGCTCGAGCATTGACATCGGCAAGCGCGGCTCGACCAGTCTCCGCCACCGCCATGGCCGACCGCTCGGCTTGGTCGATGATGCCCTGCGCCTTCACGGAAGCCTCGCCGGCAATGCGCTCGGCCTCCTGGTTGGCGTCCTTGATCGCCTGCTTGACCTTCGCCGCGGCTTCCTCGGCGGCTAACTTTCCGGCGGCGCGAGCCGTGGCAAGGTCGGCCAAGATACCGTCGAGCTTTGCGTGTTCCTCGGCGCACATCTTTTTCAACTCCCCCGACCGCTTTTCAGCCGCGGCCGTGTCATCCTCGATGGTCGCCATCTTCTTCAAAGCGGCCATCATTTCAGCAAGCCCTTCGGCATCACCGGCAAGCTCAGTGAGCCGTGTGATCCTGGAAATCTGGTCTTTCATGCTCATCAGTGGCTCCTTGCCTGCGAGACCTGCATGGCGATCGTGGCGTCGTTCGCGTAGGAATTGACCTTCAGCCTGACCCCGCCCGTCGGTGCTGTGTAGGCCGTTGTGCCGTCCGCCGTCTGCGTCGCCAGGCCCCCGGCCACCCAGTTTGGCGTCTGTGCCGGCGTCGCCGTCAGGCGCTCAAAGCACTTCTGCACCGTGTAGTCGATGGTGCCGCTGAGATCGACGGCAATGCTGGTGTCTGGCTCGTATAGATCAATGGCCAAGACAAAACCTATCTCGTCGGCCGCCCCGACTTCGACATCGGTGCCAACGGCGGCATCCGCAGCGATCTGCGTGACGGTCTTGAAATACTTCGTCGTCGCCACAACACCAGCGTTCACCCCGGTAATGGTGTCGGTCTGAGCTTTCCCCCACTGGTCGGTCCCGGTCACGGTGAAGATAACGGCGGCAATATCACCTGCGCTGTAAGCCTCGATCGCGTATGGATAGCCAAGAGTCACGGCGCCGCCCGAGGCAAGCGCCCCGGTGATGGTCAGGTCCGCCGCACCGGCAGTTTGCTGCGCCAGGCTGATGCCGTCTCTGTCAATCGTGGCCGGCGTTATGGCGATTCGTTTTGGTTTTTGCATATCCATTCTCCCAATCCCTCCGGGCCGTCAAGCCCGGAGGTATTACGGTTGATGGGAGGGTTAGGCTGCCGCCGTCACAACGGCACTCGGGCTCAACGGCTCGTAGGTCATGTACCACTTGATGACCCCGGTATTAGACGCGGACGTAAGGAAGTTGATGTTGCCGATCGGGACAATCCACTCGGCTTGAGCAGCCGTTGCGCTGCCCAAGTCAAGAATTGCCGCCCCCACGGTTACCGGCGTCAAAACACCAGTCGCCCCGACAAAGTGATACATCGTCCCCGCGGCATCGTCGACGATTGATACCGTGGTTGACAGCGCCACAGTACCGGCTGGCTCCGTCACGGTGGCCTGCAGCGTGCCGTTGGAGGCAACAGCTCCAATGACGGTCGTGACAATGCCGATGATGCTCTTGACGCGGATCGGACCCCCGGTAATCGTGAACAATGCATCTGCCGTGCCAACCACCGTACCATCGGTTTTCTCGATGGTCCTGATGGTGCTGTTCATCAATCCCTTCACGTAGCCAACCAGCGAGCGTGTCGTGCCAACCGTCACCTGTGCGGCGTCTTCCTTGTTGCCGACAACCTCGTTGATCTGCGCGTTTGCCGTGGCATCCGCAGCCGGTACATCGTGAAACTCATCCACAACGGCCAACTCCGTCACCAATTGCTTGGCATAGGCCATGACAGATTCGGTTGCGCTGACGGCACCAGCGGCGGCGGCATCGGTCTTGCGGCCAATGACATCGCGCATCGTGGTATCGGCGGTTCCATCCACGGTCGGAACATCGAAGTAGCCGTCGATGACATCAATCTTGGCTTCGACATCGCCGGCCAGTTGCGTGCCGATCTTCTCACCAGCCGTCGCATCGGTTCCTGAGCCGTAGCACTCGAAGAACTCCATGTCGTTGTTGGCGGTCAGGTAGGTCGTACCCGAGGCGACACGGATATGGACATTGCGCATCGAGCCAGTCGAAGTCGCGGAAAGGAAAATCCCGACCGTCGGTGAGGCGCTGGTATTGTTGATCCTGACGTTCTCCACCAAGGCATTGACCCAGGCCGTGCCGTTCTCGATAGGCCCTGTGGCGAAGTCACCGAAGATGTCGATGTTGCGCAGGACCACGTCGTTGGCGGCAGCGACTTGAATCTGCGACTGCTTCTGCGTGCCGGTGGTTGACGGAACGAAACGCCAGCCGTCGATCGTCATACGATCCGCGGCGGCATCGGCCACGATGCAGTCGATCGTCCCCATTGCTGGGGCGTCACGCCATTCTCCGTTGATGATGGTGAAGTCCGCGGCATTGACATCAATCGGCCCCGTCAGGGCGTCGATACCGGCCACGAAGAGCGGGTTGACGAGCGTGATACCCGCCGCGTCGATGTCCATGTCGGCACCGGCTGCGGTCGTGAAAGTGATCTGCGCGCGATTCGCGCCGTTCCCGTGGAAGTAAATGGTAACGCCAGCCACGTCCAGGTCGAGCCCGGCAATAGCCGCCACGGTTTCAACGTGCCCTGCCTTGCAGTGAATTTGGTCGCCGGCTACGACCTTTCCGCTGTTGGTTGCGATCTCGATGGAATCCCAGGGACGCTTGAACGTGCCGTCGCCCTGGTTCGAGCCCTCGCTGTCAACCCACCAGGCGCTCTTGCTGTACGTGTTGAGAACCGGGAGGCCGGCGACAACGAGGTCTTTGATGCGATTTGGATACGTGCTTGACATTTGAATCTCCTTTTAGAACCCGGCTAGGGTCGTTATTACACGAAACGTCTAAATCGTTCGCTTCTCACAACAAGAACCCCCTCGATTGCATAAAACTTATCGGATCGAGAGCGTGCTTTTTTTGATTGAAGGTCACTTGCAATCGAGATGCAGTCCTACATACTTCGTGTTGCATAAGCCGCCCAAGCGGAAGGTAAAAACGGGAACCCCATTGCTGAGATTCCCGTTTAATTACAGTTGCTTACCCGCCTCCTTCGCTTCCGAAGGCACCAAAAGCGTCCGACCAACCGTTGATGTACCTTTCTCTGGATCTGTAACGCATATTGCCGCTCTCGAAGTCACCCTCGACCTTGGAGCTAATCGTCTTGCGGACGATGTGCTTCAGGCCATCGGGGCAGTCCGTGATGACGAACCACGCATCGGCGTCGGTCAGGTTGCGATCGACGCAGATCCCTTGCGGGAACATGCCGAGGTCCTTCATGGCGTTGAGGTCGTTCTCCGCGGAGTCCGAGCGCAGGTCGCTGTACATCGTGCGTTGCGCGACGAACTTGTTGGCGGGCGCCACGACGACGCATTTTTCCGTCAGCGGCATCGGGAGACCCCGATAGTCTTCCGCCTGGGAAATCTGAATCGACAGGTCCTCGAGCGACGTTTCCGAGAAATCGGCAGGCGTCGCCAGCGTGTTCGAGCGTGAAGCCCCACCAAACCCGGGGTGCGCCGTCGAGAAGAGCGCGACGCCATCGCCGCCGAGGAAACTGGCGGAAAACCCGTTGTTGAGGACGTTCGCGCACTTGATGGCCTTGGTCTGCTTCATTGACCTGGCTTGGGCGCGCGAGAGCTTGCGGCCAATCGAGCCGTAGAGATTGTCTTCTTCGGCTTCCTCGGTGATCGCAAAGGCAAGCGCGATCGTCTCGAAGAGGTAGCGCGCCGTGTAGACTTCGGACGCCGAGTCGTAGTTCACCGCCTGACCCTCGCCCTTCACCGACGCCAACCCGAACCCGGACATCATCACGTCCTCGACGTAAGCCTTCTGGCTTTCCGTCTCGACCGTGAGATACTTCCGCCAGGGTTCCGCGATGCCCTTGTACTCCAGACCAAAGACCGCGTTCAGACCTTCCTGAAGCTGCTTCTTGAATTGTGCTCTGTTCATGGCCATGGTCAGATCCCCTGTACCAGTGAGATCGCCATCTTTGCTTCAACCTTGGCGTTCACACCTACCGCGTTGCCCGGAATATCGACGAGTCCGAGAACCATCCACACACCAGAGGTCGTGTCGCTCAGATCGAGTTCCATGCCCGACTGACCCGTGGTCGTGTTGCCCGAGTGGTCCAGCTCGATGTCGTAGGCAACCCCGTGATTGGTCGCTTCGACGTAAGCCGTGCCAGTGTCGGTCTGGACGCTGTAGACAATCCCAGCGTCGTCGTAAACCCAGCACACCGGATCCATGTCACCGAGCGTCGCCTGCGACGCCGGGTAGTGCCTGCTGAAAACAACTGAGCCATCGGACGCGAGGTATTGACACCCCGCGAAGACCCCCAGGATCACGGCATCACCATCAGCAGCCTGTGTGACGTATCCCGAAGCAAAGGTCACTGCATCGCCGGTGAAGATTCCCGTGCTGTACCCGTTGTCGATCTTGTACGGGTTCGCGCGGATCACACCACCGCCGGAGTGTCGCAGGGGCGTAAATCCTGACGGTCTGTCAGCATTTGCCATTGGACTTCTCCTTCAAAAGCGTTTGGGATCGCGCGCAAACTGCGCCCGGCAGAAATGCCGGGCAGTGTTCTCGTATTGCGCTTTTGCTCCGAATGGAGCCGCCCTCGCGCCGACCGGCCGAGGTGATGTCGGGCTGTTACCCCGCCCGCACGGGTTACAGAAACTTCGCTTGCGACCCGGAGCGTATCACACTTCCGGGCCTTGACGCAAGCGCTTTATTTCAGTCCGCTTTCGCCCCCTCTTCCTGCTGGACCCTGACCTCCCTGACCGGGATGGTCCGCGAGGACTTCTGGATCTCTCCAAAGCCGGGCCCCTGATTGGCCTTGTTGGCCCGCTGCAGGTCGGCGTCGATCGCCTTCACCTTCTTGTCGGTCTGCTCGCGGATGAACCGCTTGCGCTGGTCGTTGTTCTTCACCGGCAACTCGCAAAGCAGCATGCCCTCGACCCCAATGAACCCGGCGAACCTGCCGTGCCCGATCTTGGCCGTCTGGTAACTCGATGGCACCGTGTCCGCCGCTCTTGGCTGCCAGCCCTCGCGGAACTTGCGGGAAATGTTGACCGCATCGTCCTTGCCCTTGACGCCCATCCGAATCCAGCGCTGCACATAGCCGGGTCGCGGCTTGGGCGCCACCAGAGACCCCCCCTGAACCCACGGCGTACTTTCGGTGTCGTGGACCACTGCGGTCCCCCGCTGACCCTGCGCCCTGGTTTCGTGCGCGTTGACCACCCCACGGCGCGCAGCCCCCATTTCCCGCAGCCGCTGGTCGTTCGCCAACTGCTTCGCGGTCCTGCCCGTTGATTTATTCATTTACCGCTACTCCTTGTTTGCTGCGCGCGTATTCCTGCAGATGGACCTTGTTGTTCGGGTCCATTCCGAAGCTGCGCATGTTTTGAAGATCCGATCCGGTCAGCGTGACCTTGTTCGGTGAAGTCCCGCGAGCCGGCGCCTGCCTTGCCGGCGCCACTATGGTTCCGGGTCCGGGTCGGTTGGCCTGTCTTGGAGCATCCGCCCTCAAGCGAGTCCGAAGGCTCGGCAATTCCTGGTGCAGCCTGCGGTCCAGTTCCGTGTAGTGCTTGGGGTCGTCCGGGCTGATGCCCTCGCGCTCCAACTGCGCACTCAACGTCTTCACGGCGCCCGTGGCGACGGCGTGCTTCTCGGTGCCGAACCACTTGTTGCGCTCCATCCAGGCTTGCGTGATGGGCCGCAGTTTCGGCGCCCCTCCGGCGGCGGGAGCTGTTTTCGCCCTCTCCACCCTGGCCTCGATGTCGGTTTGCAGGCCCTCGATCTCGCGCAGCCTGTTCTGCAGCGCGTTCAACTTCTCCTGTGCATCGACTTCCTTGGTCGTCTCGCCGGCCTCCTTCGCCGCAATCAACTCGGCTTTCACCTCCTTGATGTCGGCCTTCAGGGTCTTGTCGGCCATCTTCGCCGTGGTCAGTTCCAGACTGAGCATGCGGTTTTCCGCCGCCTGCCTGGCCGTGGCCTCCACCTGCGCCCGGGCGTCTGCCGCTTCGACCATGCGCTTGCGTACCGCTCTCTCGCGCATGATGCGAGCCTGCACGTTCTTGGAGAGTTTCAGGTCTTCGCCGGAAAGGGCTTCTTCGCCGTCTTCCTGTGTCTCAACATCGGCCTCGGTTTCGGTCTCCGGTTTGGCCTCTTCCTTGACCTCGCCCTTGCCTGCATCGGGCTCGTCATCGACAACCACGACTTCGAGGTCGTCTGCTGCGGCTGCTACCGTTTCTGCGGCGTCATCGCCGCCTTCCGGTTCGGCCTCACCACCGTCCTTGCCGTCCTTCGGGTCATCCGTCTTGTCCAAGCCCAAGGGCTCGTCGTCCAAATCGTCTTTCTTTTCCATAAAAGGTGAATCTCCGTTTGTTACCGCGGCGATCCGCCCTCATCAGGAAACAGCCCCTCGGCGCCTGGAACCGGGTGGCAACGGGTATTAGGTTTACTCGACGCTACATACCGTCGCTTCAATTTCCATTGTTTGTTCTTGGGTAATGCGGCACTTCACGCACTGGCCAGAGTGGTAATCGAAGATGCCATGAGATAATCATTGGTCGCACTCCAGACAGATCACGAGCTCTAGTCCGTTTCGAGTTTGCCGTTTCCAGCCGCACCAAACCCATTGAGTTCGAGCTTTCCTTGAAAGGTTCGATGGAGTTGCTAAAGGGGCTCCGAATGTTCCAAGCCGCGCACGGTATCCCCATTTCCCCCAACCCCGGCCAGCGGGGCGCTCGTCCAAAACTTTCCGTCGTGAAATTGAAGAAGAAGACCCAATGACTACATCCATTCTCAACGCTCCCCATTTATATGATCCCAGAATTGCTCGGCGCAGCACAAAGCGTTCAATCTCTATTCTCCCTTCTTAAGGCGGCGAATGGCCTCGCCAATTACAACGAAATTGTTGCCGCAGTCTCTGAGGTGAACACCAAGCTGATGCAAGCCAACGCCGTCGCTCTCGCCGCTCAAGAAAAACAATCTTCTCTGTCTGCGAAAGTACACGAACTCGAAAAGGAGTGTGTGCGCCTTAAAGATTGGGGCGCAGAAAAAGAGAAGTACGAACGTCGCCAAGTCGCCCTCGGTGTATTTGCTCAACTTGAAAAGAATTTTGTGGGTGAAATGGAATCCGCACATAAGTTGTGCTGCAACTGCTTCGACAAATCTACGCCATCCACATTGCAGTCCAACCAAATTGTCGATCCCAAGATTGGTCGTATGGTCAAGTTGGTTTGCCCCAACGGGTGTCCGCCAATTGTATTTCGCCATTACCATTTCTAATTACTCCCAACAGACGCAATTCCATCGTTCACGCAGTCTGGCAAATCCCGCGGGCAGGATCAGGGATCATCAGCAGCCGACAGTACGTCGATCCAACAACCACCGGCATAGCAGAGGCTGATGGGTTCCCTAAACGCGGGACCGAATGGATAAGGCGCGTCGCCTGGTCGCCGAAGCAGATGCGCTTGGTTGCGGCCATGACAGAAAAATCTCGGCTAATGCTGCTCGAAATTCACATGAGGACGCCGCCAGAATCTCAAAAAGAATCTCGCGCGCAACAACGTCTTCGTCAGTCCAACCTTCGACGTATTGGCTTAATGCTTCACACCCTGCCGAATCCATATCGGAAGTAATCAGGGGGGTTAGACGGGCGCGTAGATCGGCTCCGATCTCCACCCCCTGAACAAGGGCCTTGCTTTCCCCCTGCTGTTCCTGATACTGTATATCCATACAGTTCCTTTCGGCGCCCTACTTAGGGTGCGTTAAGTATATAACCTGCCCAAGATGTGCGTGCACGGCTTCGCATGGACAGCGGCGTTGAATAGTCGCCCATCCTCGTAGTTTCTGCGCGCCCTGCGGCGCATGTCCTCGGTGTTGAAGTCGTGGTTCACGCGGCGTACACGCGAAACGACTTGATCGAGTCCACCACCGCCAGAATTTCATCATCATTTACGGTGAGTAATTTAACGCCCTTCCACTCCATGCGCTGCCCGGCATATCGGCCGTAGACCACGATGTCGCCTTCCTTCACGGACCACAGGTAGCGAAGCCTTACGTCCAATCCGGCGCGAGGGTCTTTGTTCTCGCTGTCTCGCCACTCACGCCAGTCCGGATTCAGAAACTTCTCGCTCTTGCCGGCGAGCGGCCCCATGCTCACGACACGCCCGATATAGTTCAGGTGCTCTTCGGCGTCCTGCGCCGCATCGGGAAGGACAATGCCGCCTTTGCTCAACTTCCTCGGCTGTACCGGGCAAATCAGCACCCGCCAGAGCAGCGGCTTGATCGCCTTTCGGATTGCGGCCAGATCAATTTCGGTGTCGTCGGTGTTCGCAAAGCCTTCATGGCCCTCACTCATCGTCCAGACCTGCCTTTCTTTTCACGTCGTTGATTACATTGATTGCTCTTTCGAGCCCTTGAATAAACCCCTGCCTGCGCTTGTAGTCTGCCCAGTCCGTAGCGCCAAGACTGTTGTCCCTGACCGCTTTCTCGCTTTCGGCTTCAAGGGCCTTGACGATGTTGCCGACCGCGCTCACTCAAAGGCCCCCTTGTAGGAAGAATTGAAGTAGTCGAGCAACAGCTTGTTCTTCGGGTGCGCCAGCATTTCGCGCGCCTGCTTGACCTTGGAAAGGTACGCATCAACGTCGGCCCGCTGCTTCACGCCATCCACATCCTCGATCGCCCGCCCCTTGCCGTTGTAGCGCTTCACCGCTGCATCGGTGTCGCCTTTGGGCACCAACGCAGCCTTCTCACCCATGATTGCCGCCATGATCCTGGCGTAGACATCTGAGTTCCCGGCCTGGAACCCGGACGGGCCGATGTGCTTGCCCTTGCCAGGAATGTCCTGAAAGGCGAGCGGGGCAAACGCGCCATCGGTCTCAAGGCCCATCTTCTTGAATCTGTCAACGGTCGCAGGTTTGGCGTAGAAGGCTGAGTTCTGCAAAATCCCGTAGTTCCCGCCGCGTCCCTCCGTAATGGCCATGGGCAACATGTTCTCGGCCAAGTCTGGAGCCAACACGCCGGTTTGTTCCGCCTGCCTGCGCGCTCTTCCCAACGCTTCGATGTCCCTGAAGCGCAGTTTTTTCTCCGGCGCCCAGTTCTTCTCGATGTAGCGTTGCGACGGATAAACCGGAACCCCAGCATCGGGTGGCGGCGGCATTGGGTACTTCGCACCGCTCGGATCGACCAGCCTCAGTAGCCGGTCTACCACTTCGCTCACGTCGGCCTGCCGCTATCCCGGCGCGTCATCGCCGACGGCCCCATGCCCTGACCTTCCTTCTCCATGAACATGATGGCTTTCACCACGTCGTCGAAGGACTTGCCAAGCGCCCGTGATGTAACCGACAGTGCTCGCGGTGAAATCTTCTGATCCAGGCCCCTTTGCTGCAGGTACTGCTGGGCACCCTTCACGCTCGCCGGGTCGAGACCGGCTTTGGCGTCGTCACGATCGACTTGAGCATGCAGCGCGATGTCCTTTCTGCGCTGTTCGGCTGCAGCGGCGGCGTCCTTTCGCTTGATCTCGCCGCCGGTGGCTGCATCGTCCTGTTCCTCGCCCTGCGCATGGTCTTTTGCCGACTGCTCGCGCTCCTGCGCGCCGTCTGCCGCGGCACCGCCTTCCCCGCCGGTCGCCGCCTGTTGTGCCTGCGCGAGCTGCTGGAGAAGCTGCTGCATGACCCCGGCCGCCTTCACCGCAATCTGGTTCTCGACCTCGGGCGGCAGTTCGACGACTTCTTCCTCGTCGTCCCCGGGCTGGGCGTAGAGATTGACTGGCGGCAACTGCATGCCCATGGCCTGCATCATCTTCAGACGCATCGCCATGGCTTCGTGTTCGGCAATGTGGGGAAGGATGACCTGCTGGAACATTTGGGCAGAGGGAGATCCCTGCGCCACCATGATTTTCAGGTCTCCAAGGTGGACGGCGTTGTGGGCGTCGTGGTTCTGGTCCTGGAAGACCTTGAGCGGATGCCCCGTCATTGCCAATGCGTTCTCCGTCACCGGGTCGCAGCGGTGGAGCCTCGCCTTGTCCGGCAACAGGCTCTCTGGATCTTCGACGCGCAGGGCCCGCAACATCCGAAGGTGCGCCTCCCTGCGGTTGTAGAGGTCAGGAGCAGAGTCCGCGAGTTGCAATTCGGCCTGCGCCATGGCGATGCGTTGTGTCGATGAGAAGATGTTGGGGTCCGAGACTGGCGAGACATCGACCTTGTCGCTGAAATCCGATTTTAGGACCTGCTTTGAGTCTCCCACCACGTCGTAGGGATAGCCTTCCTCGGGCGTGTACTCGCCGTTCAGATCGGCAAGGAGCCGCAGTTCGTAGCCCAATGCGATGTGGCAGCGCTTGTGAATGCCGGTTGCGACCTTCGAGCCCTGCTCGATCAGGGCGAGGGTAGTTCCAACCGGCCCCGTGTTCTTGGCATCCCCCACCATGGCCTCGGTAGTGCTGGCAAAGCGCTGGGCGAGTTCCTGAATCAGGCCCAAGACTCTGAACAGCGACTCGCCGGGCTCCTTGAAGTTCGGTGTCCAGAAAACCTTCGCCAGTTCCTCGGCCGTTAGATCGACTTCCTTGTACTCCCCGAATTCCAGCGTGAAGTTTGTCGGCAATCCGCGCCCCGACCTTGTCTTGGCGCCACCCTGCATGCCGGCGAAGCCGGCCGAAGCCACGATGAGCCGCAGTAACGCCGTTGCCGCATTGGACAGGCCGCCGATGGTGTGGAGAAGCCCGAATCCGTAGAACCCGGTGCCGGGCAGATACTTGTAGTGGGAGAACCAAACCCGTTTTGTTTTCTCCTGGTCGGTTTCCTTCCAATTCCTGAAAACCGCCCGGACCTTCTGCGTCTCCTTATCGACCAGCACGACGTAGGGCAGCGCTACCCCGCTTGGCTTGCCCTCGAAGTCCAGATCCTCGAAGCCCTTGATGTCGCGGTCGGTGTGGCACTCGTAGGTCGTGTACTCGGCATCCTCGTCCCTGAGTTCGGGCTGCTTGCCCTCGGCTTCATCCTTCGCCACGGTGAGCGTCGCGCGATCGGCGCCGGCGTCGGTCGGCGGTTCCAGGGGATCGGCCTTGTAATACTGCGCCTTCATCCGCTTCAGGACATCGTTCTTCGTTTCCTTGAGGATGTGAGTGTAGCGCGTCGCCGTCTCGAAGCTGGTTGCCGAGTATGGGACGACGAAGTTCTCGGCCCTCACCCATCGGGCGACGTTCCTCTTGAGCAGCGGATCCTGATAGACCTTCCTGAATTGACTGCCTTCTAACCCCAACATGAACAAAAGCTGATCCGATTCCTCGTAATATGGCCGGTCCTGCAACGTGGTCTGGTAGTTGAGAAAATTCTCAACCCGTTGCGCCTGCTCTTCCAGTTCCTTGGTGCGCTTGCCAAGCGCTGTTGCTTTGGCCGGCCCGCCCGGTGGGAAAAGTTCAGCGTAGGCCCGGGCCTGAAACTGCACCAGCGCCTCGGCAAGTAAGGGGTGGTGAATGGCCTTGGCGACCTTGAGGACACCCATATCGGCGTCCGACGGGATCGTGATGCCTAGGACTTCAAGACCTTTGGCAAGACGCTGGTTCCACTCGTCGCGTGACTTGATGTCGGCCTCAACCCCTTCGCAGATGTCGGCGCCGAGATTGGCAAGCTCTGTCGGGTCGATGTACTCGGCCAGGTTGGCGTAGTGGTCGCTGGTGTCTCCACCTTCAGACACCGCCTCGCTGGGCGCGAAGTCGATGACGATCCCGCCGTCCGGCCCCGGCGTGATGTTGACCCCGCCATCCATACCGAAGGCGCCGGGCTCCTGCCCCATTTCGACCTCGGCCATGTCGGGCACGGGCATACCGGAGTCCAGAGCGGTGTCCTGCATGCCGCGCATGTTGCGGATGTCGTAGGGCAGGATGGCGCTCATCCTAGCGGCCTCGGCCTCGGTGCTTGCGGTTGATCGTCGTCTTCATTCTCACCTTTCATTTCAAGCCTGAAGTTGTTGCGAAGGTGCAGCCAGGCGTAGACGCAGGTATCTCCCAAGTCATTACCCGGACTGCCTTTCTGGAACGTCGCGCTGGCGCAGTCATCAATCACGTCCTGCGCCCAATCCAATATCTGCCCGTGCCGGTTGCACATCACGAACACGCAGCCGTCCTCCAACACCGGGCTCGCGGCATGGGCCCTGGCCAGCTTCGATGCGTCTGCCTTCAATGCCGCCACCGGCACTTGGTTGCGCCTGAGTTCTTGCAACAGGCTATGGCCGCTCGATTTTTTCTCGATCAGCACCCGATCCGGCCGGAACTCGTCGTAGTGCTGCTTCGCCAGTCTCCTAAGTTCAGGAAATTCAACCCGGTCCTTGAAGCGCTCAAGCAGGACAGCGCAATAACGTCCAGGCGGCAACGGCTTCCTGTACGGCTCTCCTGGCTTTCGCGGAGCCACGGGCTCTGTTGGCGGATCTTCGTGGTAGAAAATTCCCCACGTCGTTCGCGCCGTGAAATCGTTTTCCTCGCCCTCCTCAAAAGCCGTGTCGTAGACGCTGATGACGTACTCGCACTTCGGGGGCTTCGGTGAAGGCCACTTGCGCCAGTGCTGCTTCTTCAAGATCGCGCCTTCGTCTGGCCTTGGCTTTTGCTGGTAGAGGGAATTCCAGTTCCTGCTGCCTTGCGTCCTCTTGACCTGCTCGAAGTGGCCTTCCGGAAACCACTCCGGCCAAATCCGCTCGCCAATCTTGCGACCTAGCGGATCGTTGCGTTCTTCCTCCGGCGTCTCTATGACCGCCGTCAAACATAGGACGTACCACTTCTCGCCGTCCTTCGCCGTGAACCATCCGGACTTCCCAAGGGCCTCTTTTGGCAGGATTCTCCCGGCTGGGTCGTCCTCATGCCAGCGGGTAGCCACGTACACGATCCAGCCCGGCCTGCCGGTGTCCGTCGCCTTTTCCAGGCGGGTCCATACATCACCGATGTACTTGTCCCAAGTGCTCGCCCTGACTGTCTCTGAATCCGCTTCTGCCCGACCGGCTATAAGATCGTCCAAAATCGCACCGTTCGCCGGCCTGCCAGTTATCCCGGCGCTCATGCCGAACGCGCGGTACTCCCCGCCTTGGTCGGTTTCCCAACTCCCAGCCGCCCGAGAGTCACGCGCCAACTCGACATTGAATACGGCGCGATGAACATCTGACGCGAACGCCCGGCGAGCCATCTTGCCGAATCTGGATGCCAAATCGTCGTTGTAGGAACCTTGGACGATGTGCTGCCGAGGATGTTTCCCTAAGTACCAGGCCGGGTACAGCGAACTACAGTAGGTAGATTTCCCTGCCCTTGGCGGCATAAACACCATCAGGCGCGTAATATCACCGCGCTCAACCGCTTCCAGCTTCTCGATCAGCAGCCTGTGGTGCGCCGCCGGGATGTAGCGGGCCGGCAAGGTGAGCTTGTGCAACCCGGGTAGGTCGTCGTTCTCGACCTCGGCCGGGATGTGGAGGCCGGCGTAGACGGCAAGGCTTGACCTCGCTCGGCGGCGCTCAAGCTCTTCGAGCAGCGCCTTGGCACGGCCTACTTCGGCCATGCCGACTCCTGTTTAGGCCCAGACTTGACGAGTTTGAGCTTCCCCATCTTCACGGCGAGGGTGACGGCCTCCGTCGCCTGCTGCTCGACCTCGGCGTCAGACAAGGAGGCGAACTCTCCGGGCTTGCCGACCTCCCTGAGATCAACCAACATCTTCTTCCACTGTGCCAGAAGGCGCAGGGCCTCAATTTTCGGAACGTGCTTGTACTTCTTGACGTGCCCGATGTGCTTTCGATCCTTTCCCTTGCCCTCGTACAACTCTTCGATGTCCATGCCGTTCAGGGCGCGGCGCGTGTCGTCGGGTAGGTCCTGAAGTGGCACCGCGTTGCCGTCGTCATCGACCAACTCACCCATATCGAAGAAGGCGATGCGCGCGGCCTCCAGCGCGATGCGCTCGATCGAGACGGACAGTTTCGATTCCGCGATCTTCCGGTAGTGCTCGACCCGGAGTGCTATCGAGGGGTTATCCAGCAACCGCCTGCCTTCGACGCGCGCCACTGCGTAACTGGTCGTTTTGTAGGCTTGCTGGTACGCGATTCCAGGGCGCCCGGAAGTGATGTACTTATAGGCAAAGCGTTCCTGCTGCGGCGTCACACCAGTTACAGGGTCCTTTGCCGCCTTTGCCATCAGAACCCCATCCGCCTCACCGGCCGCGGCATGGGCTTGCGCGAGACTTCCTCGGCAACCTTGCGCACGCGCTCGGCTGGGCTGTCTTCGGGCTTCTCGCCACTTACGCTGTGAGCGCTGCCGCTGAAGATCTGCGGGTCAGGGGCCTGGTCGTCAGGTGGATACCAGAAGCCGCTCATCGGCACCCCGGCGAGTAGAAACAGCGGCCATTGTCGGCAACCAACCCCCACTCGTAGCAATCCGTCATGGACGAGTCAACGCGCAGTTCGATCAACGGCACATGCACACTCGCCAAACACCCATTCGAGCGCAGCCTGTTGATTTCGTCGATCATCCGAACGGCATACAGATTCTGGAACTCGCTTACAACGAGCGCGAATCGCGCGGGCGATTCCAGCAACCCCCTTTCGTTCCTAAACCGCATGATTGCAACCAGCGCCTCTTCAAGAGAAGTTTCGGAAAGGTTTGCCGCCACCGACACACGCAATGCCCCATCTTTAGAAAACTCTGAAATTGGCATCTTGATTGCCGAAACCGCAGGCGCAACCGCCACCCCGGCAAGGCCTGCCAGCGTCTTGAGGAATCCGCGGCGCTTCACAGCGACCCCCGGAAACCATTGGCGCGGTCATCCAGCCACTCGTCCACCATCTTGTGAACGCGAGCGCGGCTCATGTTCTTCGGTATCAGTAATTCCATGTAGTCAGGGCCGCGCTTCACAGCAGCACGAAGTTCCGCTGCCGTTGTCTTGTGCGACTTCCCGGTCTTGAAGTTGTGGGTGTAGCCCTCGCGCTTCACCACCGCAAGTCCGAACCCGACGCCAGGAGACTCCAACGTGCGCCCGGTCATGGCGCGGCCACCTGAAGGACTTCGTTCGCCTCGGCCACCGCGGCAAGACGGGCCTGCTCCTGCTTTACCTCAGCCACCACCACAGCATCGGCCAGAATCTTCGCCGCGTTCTGCCCGACAGCCTTGGCAATACTGTTCGCCAAGCCCTTGCTGACCGGGAACGCGAAGACGATCTGCACACCAGCCTGCATGCCGCCATCAACCATGGCACTGACCTCCACCTTCGGGTTTGCCCCAGTAAGGGCCGCCCTGACGGCAATCGCATCTTCCTTGGCGGCGAGATACCTCTCGATCTTGGTCATGCCGCATCCTGTGGGTTGTGGACCAGGCTGAGCACGGCACCGGCTGCGGCACCGACCACCGGCCGGACTACAGGGCCCGCCTTGTGGTCCCTGACAATATCGAACCCGACGTGCAGTAACCCGTAGCACAGCACCTTGTTCTGCAGCGGTCCCTCAACACTGGCCCCGCCCTGCTCGTCAATGATGACGCTGATCTTCATGCCTGCCATTGGTTTTCCTTTCCGCGCGCCATTAACTTCTCCCGCCGGGCACGGCGCTGAGGCGCCCGGAAGTGGTTATTCGGTTGTTCCCGTGTTCAGTTCGGCTTGCATGCGGCGCTCGGCTGCCTCGGCCTGGACCTCGGTATGCACCGTCACGATCTTGCCGCTGGCGCCGTAGCCCATGAGTTCGATACCGACTTCCTTTGCCAGGCGTTCCTCGCCCCTCTCCAGGCGTATCGACAGAATCGGCAGTATTGTACGGCCAAACGCCAAGGCAACAGCATAATCCAACTTCCTCGGGATCAGCGATAGGACCTTCATTAACGCTCGTCGCCAGGATAGCCGACATTTTTCTCGGCCACCCGCGCGCTCTTCTGCTGTCCGAATTTCGCGTCCAGAAACTTCTCAAACATGAACAGAGCCCGGCTTCCCATGTGCCCCGCAATGCCTATAAAAGCAGCCGCCAACCATTCGTTCACGTCCGCTGATCTGCACATCCAATAGGTCAGAAGGCCGGCGACGGAGCTTGTGACAAGCTCCCCTATCAACTCCGTCACATTGATCCACCGCGCCTGGCCGGACTTCACGCGCCGATGAAACGAGGCGACGCCACCAAGAGCGGCAATCGCCGTCACCCACACGTAGGTTCCGAGCAACGCCAAATCGAACGGCCCACCGGACCTTGCCTGAGCCTGTGCAAAAGCCTCGAACGCAGCGAGACCGAAAGCGACCGCGATGACTACGGCGAGAAACATCATGGCGCCTCCAGAACCGGGCGTTCGTTTTTCGGGCTCGCGGCGAAGGCGGCAAGTCTCTTCAAGCCAACGTAGCGCCACCATGCCCGCACCCTCCACATCCCCTTCTCAACGCAAATGCGCTGGTAATCGCGGTCTGCTATGTTACGATCTTCGGGCGGCAGCAGCCCAAGACGAAACAGTTGATAGGCCGCATCGTGCATCGCGGACGCCTCCATTGATTCCGGAGTGTCTTCCACGCCCGTTGAGCCGTCCCACGGATACCCATATGCGAGGTACATCATGCCGTCCACGTCGAGCCTGATCCACGGCGCCACGATGACTTCCTTTGGGCGCAGCGAGGTCTGGATCACCGCGCTTTCTTCAAGTCGGTAGCGGTATCCGTCGCTGTATCTGATCATGCGTGCTTCCACTTAATCCACTCGTGCGACCCGCCCACCGCCTGAATCGACTCCAGCGTGTAGCCGTTGCCGATCAGGTGGAACACGGGCACGATGACCGCAAAGCGGTTGTCAAGAACATAGTGGTCATCCGGCACGTCGATCACCAGCACCGCATGGGCCTCGCCTCGATCTCGCGGGCCAGTGCCGCCGACAAAACAGGTGGCTAAACGCAGGCGTTCAATTGGGAACCCGGCCGCTAACAGCCGTCGCAATTTGCCAATGGCGTAATTGTCGCAATCCCCGCCATCAGGGCCGATGTCGGCCCAATCATCGACGCCGGGTATATCCGCCTTATACGGTATGGCATTCACGTCCGCGTTCACGCGCTCCGCAGTCTCCCGCCAGTTCTTTGGCAGGCCGGGCATCATTTCGTGCCACCGCATTCCTGACGGTCCTGGTGGCGGGCGCAGTAATCCCTATACCCGGCCGGCGATAGGTCGGTGGCGCAACCGGCGAGCAATATCACGCAGATAATCAGCGCCGCGAAACTGCGTGGCTTCATCGTCCCACCACCACGCCGGCCAGGAACGCGGCAAGCAAACAACCGCAGACGATCGCCAGCGACCACCGGCTATTCACCAGCGACAGCAGAAGGCGGTCCATGAACGGCTCGGTCTTGGCGTAGCGCCGCATGTACCTGTTCGGTTGCGTTTCTTCTTCGCCGCCCGGATGGCTCATTGCACGTCCCCTAGTATTCGCTGCGCCCGCTCAAAGTAGTATTTCCTGCCAGTCAGTCCATTCAGGCTGCCATTGACGGCGAGTGTTACGCCCTCGAAATCACCGGCATCGGCAACATCGTTCAGATTGCAGCCGGCGATGATTCCGTGCTCTAGCGCGCGCCGCGATAGCCTGAGGCCGGCCCCGGCGGTCCAGAACCAGCCAGCAGACCGGCAAGCGCTTTCAGGTTGTTCAAGTAGAGAAGGTTCCAGCAGGAGATCCAGCCCTAGAGCATCGCCGCAGGCGCGATAGTTATCGCGGCCAGTAACTTGAATGAGTCCCCGGCCCCTGAATCGAACTCCGTCTCCCGGCTCCGTGTTTCCAAGATCCTGCCTGCCTTCGTAGGCGGAACCAGACGCAATCTCGAGCGTGTACCGCAACTCACCGGATTCATGTGCCACCTGTGCGAGAAAATGACATTGGCGCGGAACCGCCACGGCAATCTCGAATTCGTCCATCGCGGCGTTCAGCGGGCCAAGGAACGCCTCTGCCCGGCGCAACGAATTCGGCATGATCTGCCGAAGCTCAAGCAGTGTGACCACGCCCTACACCGAGCCCTCACGGAACGCCGACCTCGGCAAGGGCTGCAGCGGTACTCCCTCAGCGTCCATCGAGTAGACCATGCCACCAATTTCGATCCAGCAACTCGCCCACACCTTGCCCTCCCACAGCAGGCGGGCGTCCTTGAATTTGTTCAGCAATTCCGGCTTCACCTGGCCGAGCAGATGCTTGAGGACAACCGCGTTGCTGCACTGTGTCTCGAGCAGCGTCAGTGATACGGCACCGCCACTGCGGTCCTGCGTCTTGAATACAGGAGCGGCAACAACCATCGGAGTGACGACGAACAGCGCCACCAACAGGGCAAACAGCGCCCATACCACGCACATGCGGTTCTTCATCGTCGTCTCCTTGCGTTATTCGGGCAGCGGCCCGAAGGTCTCTACTGCGATCTCGCGTTCGTACTTGTCCTGCGCTTCAATCTCCAACTGCAGCAGCGCGAGGGCGCGCCAGGCCAGCTTGGCCGAGTGCAGCACGCCGTCTGTGTCGGTGGTGCCGCGCTCTATCAGGTGTCGTCCGATGCAGTCGGCGTGGTCAGCAGACTTTTCGCGCGACCACCGCAACGGCTGTCCGGGGTTATGCTGGTCGTTACCCGCCTTAGAGCAGGCCGCTACAGCAGCGATGGCCAAGGGAAAGTAATCAAGGACGCCCGTTACAACCGGCAGGTTCTTGCGCGCCCGGGCGTTGACCGGCAGACCCATTAAGGCGTCTCGTACCCAACCGGAATTCCGATGACCCGCGCAAAAGCTATTTCCTCAGCGACACCCTTTGATTCACTCCACCCCGGAAGTAACAGGACTACGAGCTTGTCGCAATGCCGCAAAATTGCCCTGTCCTGCGACAACCAAAAATCGTGGTCAACTGCATCGCCCAATATCAAACCGATTTCATGCGTGTGAGAGATTGGGCTAAAGACGTTGTTGCCGGCCTTCATCAACTCAGCCGCCTTCTTCACCGCCGCCCAATAGCGCGCGAGCCTGACTTCCGGATCTGGATGCGAGTATGGACTGGCGACGTATAAAAGTGGTTTCACGAAGACGCTACCAGCCCAACATTGGCCAAGGCGTAGCAACCGAGCGCCAGCGCGTAGCCCTTATTTCCTTCCGCGGCGTAGGCAATCGCGGCGGCAACGTAACCCACGGACATCGTGAGCAGGAACCAGTCGCCCCACTTCACAGCCGAAACTTGCCGTCAATGATGAAGATCAGTTGTCTTTTTCCATCGGCGTGAAGCGCGCAATGACAATTCAGCCAGGAGCTCGGGCCGTGAACGTACTCAAGCTGGAGTCTTGTCGAAGTCCCGGTCTGATACGCCCCTTCGTCAATTCCCGGGGTGTGCGCGTGGCCAAAAATGCTCTTGACGCCGATGCGCCGCAGATTGTGGATACTGCCCCGCGCTCCGTTCGGCCCCTGGTCGCCGTGCATACCAAGTTCGACACCGCCCAGCATGAAGTCCTCGTCCAGATCCAGCACGCGAGTATTCGGCACCTTCGCCTGCCTGAACCAGTGCGCGAATGGGTCCGGGTACTCAGTGCCCTTGCCGGTGAGTTTCGTGCCGCGCACCATCGCAAGGGCGGTCTCAAGATAGAACTCGGCGTTCACCGGATCGCGCCGCCAGTCGTTTGACACCACCCAGCGCCTCAGCATGTCGTTGTGATTGCTGCCAACCACCACTGATTCTCTGTCCTTCGTCGTGCGCTTCGCCACAAACTCGATGGCTCTCTGTACCTCTGCCCTGGCATCATCGGTTCCTGTTTGCCGTTTAGCCACGGCATTGAACGGGTTGCCGGCGTGGTGTGGATTCACGCTGTAGGAATCCAGAAGATCATGCCAGATCAAGTGTTGCGGGTTCAGGGTCTCAACAATCCCGCCCAGACCGAACGTCGCGCGCTCAACCAGCGGGCAGATCGCATCGACGTGGGTATCGCCCATCACCAAAGCCAAGGGTCTCGGCGCCCGGTCCGCCCCCCTCACCGTGTAGCGCGTCTCCAAGTCGGTGCAACTCTGCGTCTTGGCGTCGAAATGAACGGGTCTCAGGTGGAAGCGCTTGCCGTCAACCTCGACCAGGACCGCACTCAGGGAATGGTGAAACTCCCCAATCCTGCCGGCGCGCGAGTCCGTGTAATTCGGTTCCGTGCAAACTCCGGTCGTAGTCAAGAGCTTCGCCATGCGCCCCGGGGCCGTTGGAATCGAACGCAACTGCAATTTGGTGTGGCCGATGATACCGGAGCTTTCCAGCGACACCGCCTCGGCGCCAGACAGCGGGCTCGACATCGTGGGCTGCACCTTCAGGTCGGCCAGTACGGTCAGATTCGCATTCAGCGGATACCGCACGTTCCACATGAACGGACGGACTTCTGTCGCCCAATACTCGGCGTTCCGCTGGCTTCCAGACCATTGACTCGTCGGGTTCTTGTAGCGCAGTGGGATCACCAACAACTCGGCCCCGAGCTTCTTCGTCATCGTCCGCAATACCCGCCACCAGGTCTTATGGACTGGCGTCGCGTTCTGTGCCGCCGTAATCAGGAACCGCTTGGCCGGCTTCAACTCGCGGCCGTAAATGACGGTGGGCGCGAGTATCTTGTAGGTCGGGTCGTGCGCTTCCTTGAACTCTCCCAGGGTCTTCACGAACTCACCATCGCCCGCATCTTCGCTGCCATTGCAGGAGACCCAGCCCAAGCCCGCTTGCCGTCGCGTTGCACGGCGACGACGTAATCCGCGAACAGCTCGCGGTAATTCGCAAGGTCGGCAAGACCAACCCCAGCCAATCGCGCGAACAGCGCCTCATACTCCCACCCGGAGGCACCGAGTACCTTCAGGGCTTCGCGCAACCGTTTGGGCACAATGTAGTCCTTGTCGTGCTGCCCACGGAACTCTTCCAGGCTGCGCCCCTTGCCATTCACTGTGGGCTCGGACGATGCCACTTGATCTATAGACCCGAATCTCCCGCGGGCCTGCTGCAATCTTTTCCGCATGGACGACTCGTTGATGCCCAACTCCTTCGCGGCCACGACCGTTTTGCGGCCGGAGTTTTCCCACGCCACCACAGTCGCCTTCAACGCCTCATCGCTCATTTTCGGTGTTGGCATATTTCCTTTCGTCAGTCGAGGATAATCCCGCGTCCAGCAGCCACGCCTTGCAGGAAGTCTGGAGAGAAACGGGCGTATTTGCGCAGTAGGTAGAAGTAGAGCCGAACGAACTTGGGTCCATGAACACCCGGCCCAAGCGCGTGCGTCAATTCGTGCAAGAGGACCAGCACCGTGCGCTGGCCACGCGCCAACACGATCTCCGTGTAGCCCATGCAGTAGGAAAGCCAGGCGCCGGTGTACCACAAACCCTTGCCAGCCTCGATACTCGGAAGCCTGCGGCCGGGCGGGGCTTCTGAGTCCCAAACCCGCTTCGCAAGCCTATTCAGGCGTTTCATGGAAACCGTGCGGTTGGCGTAGTCGTTCGTCGTGTGCAGGAACTCGCGCTCAATTCGATACAGCCACCGCGTCTCAGCGGCACGGCGATTCTTCACTTTCATGCGGCCTCCGTCAGTGGAAAACTTCTGCCCGCGGATTGAACACGACCAGGGCGAACACGCCGGCAATGACAATCACGCGGCCATCGTCAAGGTCAAAGTGCATGCCGTCGTCCTGCATCGACCAGCCGGTAAGCGAACAACCGATGACGCCGTTCATCACGATCTCGTTGATGTTGTTCGTCATTGTGACCTCGTTTGGTTGCGCCTGGTGGACTCGCACCACCGACCTCAAGCTTATGGGGCTTGCGAGCTGCTTCTGCTCCAAGGCGCGATTGTTTGTCCGGCGTTGTCGCACACCGGGGCGACCTCTTGCGGCCCCTTTGTCTGGCAAAGAGTGTGGGCCTCTGAGGGTTTGGACATTGCGCGTATCGCAGCGCGAGCGGCCTGCAAGGAGGCGACATAGCGGCCGGGTAGGCCGAAACGAAAAGGGCCGATCCGTTTCCCGGCAGGCCCCTGTGTTTCTTCCGGCGAAGCGACTGCCTCCGAAGTCGGAAGCAGTCTCGCTTTCGCGGTAGGATCAAATTATCCAACCACATATACACCCCTTTTCATTCCGGCGCAACTTGAGCTTTTTTCTCATCAAATTCAGCACCATATCCCGGCATGTCGCCATCAATTCCGGGAACGCCGCCCAACGCAACGCCAGCGCCCGGCACAAAGCCCTTGGATCTCGCCTCTCGACATAGAACATCTTCACGGCTTTGCGGTGCCGCTCCGGCAGTCTCAGGACCGCTCGATCAACGGCTAGGTTATATAGGTTCGGAACCTGCGGCAGGGACGCCCTGGGCGGTTCGTACTCCCATACCTCACCCTGGGGCCTGCGCGGCAGATAACGGCCTTCAGCAGACCCGCAGGCCATCCTGGTGCGCCTCTCTCTTGACCAGCGGCCCCAAGATTCTAAATCTTCGTGGATTTGGCGATGCTTCTCCGATACGCGGTCCATCGGAACAAAGCGTGGATGGCTCATAATAATTATGGCTCTCCTTAACTTTTTCTGGATTATTTGCTTTCCATATTAAGAGGCTTGCCTTTGCACGCGCCCTACAGTTACGCCCGCCAAATAAAGCGCCGCACTTCTCGGAACACCGCGATCATCTTCTCGACGTACTCAGCGGGCGTTGACTCGAGGCCGAGCTGTGCGTCGATTCGGCGGGCGCCGCACTTTGAACAGGTCTGCCCCATCGGCTCGCGGTCATCGGCGTTCTTCACGTCGGAGTAGCCGGCGCCCCAGTTCTCATTCAGCTTTGATTTCGTCCTGAACGGAACGCCAAGATGGTCACACCCCTTGTCTCCGCCATCCCACGTCGCCGTCCCGTAATCCCGTAGTCCCGTAGTCCCCAATACGGCGGCGACGTGACGACGCAATGCACAGACTTGGCAGGCAGCGTTTTCAGCACGTCGCGGCAGTCGCCTTGGAGAATGCGAACGCTCACAGTTCCACCATGGAAATGCCGTGGCACATGAGCATCAACTTCTTCGTCCTCGGCCACTCGCGCAACTTGGCCGTGAAACGGCTTTTGACATCGGCAACCACCAGTTTCCCGCCCTCCTTCCAAACGAAGTCCGACGTGTAGCGGCCCAACAATTCACCGCGGCAGTTATCGCCGGGATCGAATAGGGCGAAGCGCACCTGAAGTCTCAACCCTTCGATCTCCCCGGCTTTCTCGCGTAATTTCAACGACTGGTAGGCGCAGTATTCCTTTTTGCTGGAGAACCTATGGCCGTCGGCGTAAAGGGGTTGGGCGCGGTATTTATTGCGCAGGAAATCGGCGTGACCAACCTCCGGCTGCTGTGCTCGCAAAGCCTCGGCCTGCGCTTGAAGTTCCGGCCCGGCGACAAGTTTCATCCGGTGTTGGTGCGCGGTGACCTCTGCTTCCGTCATGCGAAGGATGGCGCTCATGGTTTCGTCCTCAGTAATTCCGGCACCTTCTCGGCAATGCACTTCAACTCGTGCTCGGATGGGTAGTGCCGCAGCAACGCCGAGACAAGACGCCGCAGCTCGCGCTTCGACACCGGCCCCTTGGTCCAGCACATTTCAAGTAGGCGCCCGCGCACCTGAATCAAAGCTCTGAGGCGTTCGTCTGGTAACGTCAAGTGATTTTCGCAAGTTCGCGGTTCGTCCACGCCAAAAGAAGAATGTCCGTCGCCTTCCATGTGCGCTCGAAAGCGCGGCGGTGCAGGCCGTGAATGCCAGTCGCTCCCCGGTGGTGTTCTTTACAAAGGCTTGCCGTTGCGAAATCGTCCCGGTCCTCTCCGGTTCCGACATGGTGGGCATCACATGGAGACGTGTTCACGCCAAGCCGATGCAGGCAAATCACGCAGCGACAGTTCTTCACGCGCTCGATGTGGGCTTCGGTTTTGGTCATTCACGCTCTCCGCTGTTTCGCGCTACCGCCAGCAAGCCACCGACGCGCGCTGAAATTCCTTCCAGTTCGCCAAGCATTTCCTTCGATACAACTGGCGGGCGCTTGCCATTTCGCCACAGCAAAAGTTCCGCCCCAATGAGGGCGCATCGTTTTTTAAGACGGTCCCTATGGCCGCAGATGGTGCTCAAGGCCGATTGACTTGCTGCGAATTTGGAAGTCTGTTTCCAATACTTCTGCTGCAATTCTTCGTAGGTCATGTCCGCTCCCGCAAAGCCTTGGCGATGCAGGCGGGAATCCACCAGACGAGCTTGGTGCGGTAGGGGCCGTCGAGGATTACGTAGTAACGGATCATTGCGACTCGAACTCGCGCAAGATTGTTTCCGCCATATCTGACCTCTTCGATGCGTCCAAGCGCCGCCACAGAGTTTTCTGCGCGTGCTCTGTACGCAGGAACTTCACGATGTCGTCGTGTACCTTCTCCATGTCGTCTTGCTCCAACTTGGCATAGCTGATCGACCGCGGCACCGGGATGACCCCGCCTTTGGGGCCGGCCAGCCACACTACGAACCCGGCCCCAACCTTCAGCCACAACCGGAACTGCTCGAAGTTGTCGAATTTTTCCTGCGCGTCGAAAACCGCCTGCTCCATTGCCATGTGCTTGCGGTGAAACCAGCCAAGGCGCTCTCGGTGCGTTCGGATCTCCACCATTTCGCCGGGCTCGGCTTTCTTCAAAAACCAATTCCAAAGCCGACGCCAGCTTTTCTTGTGGGCGTGGCTCAATCCGTCGATCTGGCCGAACAACACCTTGCGCGCTGCCGCCGCATCCTCCTTGCTGACGGGAAGCGTGTCGGTACGGACAAGGACAATCTCGGTCATCCCCGCCCCAACGCCAGGTCGTCATGCTCCCGGCAAAGACGGGCGTTCTCGCGAAAATCCCTGCGCTTCACCGCGGCACGGGCATCGAAAGCGAGAAGATGAAGCCGCTTGCGGTTCGTGGCGTAGATCAACCGCCAGACGATATTGTTTTTCCCCATGACGGCGCGAAAGATCATGCCGTGTACTCCGGCACGATCGCGCAATGCCTGTTAGCGTCCTGCGTGAATCCGACCTTGCGGATAACGCCCTCGCGTATGGCGCGGTTGATCGGACCGCCCCAACTTTTCTCCGTGGCCGGCGACACCAACCCGTAGGCTTTCGCTGCCTGGGTAATGTTGCGCCCAATGAACCTCATGTCCTTGTGCTGAAGCGCGAACAAGCGGACGTACTCGAATGCGATGCTCGACCACTTCGGCACGCGACCATTGGCAGCATCGACAGCGCGGGACATGGCTTCGTCCCTTTCAGCGCGGGCGTAATTGATGCCGAGCTGCTGCATCACGCGATCCCCTTCAGGGCTTCCTTGGTCTTTTTCTTCGAGCTGTTGAGGTACTTGAACTTGGCGTACTTCAGCGCCGCGTCCAAACCCTCGACCGTCAGCGCCTTCCAAGGAAACTCCCTCAACTCCTTAACCAACAGCCTTTCAACGCACGTCTCGCGCGAGACTTCGTGAGGTTCGACTATGAAGCGGCAACTCGAATACTTCTCGTCGCAATGACCTTTATCCGTATAGGTGCGGCCATCGTCAACACTGATCCCGCCAGCGTCTACCGCAGTCACCATTTGTTCGTTCAGGACAAAAACCTTGAGTTCCGCGATTGCCACCGGAGACCCAGGCGAAAGACTGCCCGCATAGGCTTCATGCGCGGCACTCTTCGCAAGCAGACCGACGATTCGCTTAATGGCTTTCATTTATTCCTCCGCGCCTGCATGATTTTCTCAAATTTCTTCTCACTCTCGGCTTCGCGCTTCGGATCGACTGCACCGGGGAATACCCGTTTACCGGCACGCTTGAGCACGGCTTCGAGTTTGTCGTCAGGAACGTCTGGCGGGGGGTGAAATCTAACTTGAATCATGCTGGCGAAACCTCGATTCTGACGTCCTGGCCGTAGATGCGCTGCCAGTTCGCTAGTCGCAAATCAGCTGCCTCGTCGTCCAGTGGTTGCGTCTTGATTGCGAGTACGCCGTTGATGTAGAGCAGAAGTATTTTCATCGCATCCCCTACGGTTGTGCGGCATCTAGGAATGCCTGCTCGAGAGAATCTCGCTCGATTCCCAGCGGAAGACCCACAGCGTCAGGAGCGGCCGGGATTTGGCGTGCTTGGGCGTCCTGTGAGGGAACTGAGCCACGCTCTATGCTCGCGTCAACGGGCTGGCTACCTCCGTCCTGCGCTGCGGATTCTTCGTCGTCGCTGCCGGGCTCGCGCATGGCACTCATCGCCTCGCGGACTGCGCCTATACCAGCATCCGAGCGGCGGGCCTGGCTCTTCGCGTAAGCCTCACGGACAGCTTCCATGTGGGGATTCGACTGCCATCCCTTCCGTGGCCCGGGCCGAAGATCGGGGGCGCGTGTCGGATCAGGCTGCAGGTGTGGTGGAACCTTCCAGCCGCAACGCGAGCACTGCGTAGCGCCCTTGAGGGAAGCAGAGCAGTCGCCGCAGATCACGCCGCAGCCCTCTCCGGCCAAGCCCCACCCATGTAGCTGCGGTAACAGGGGTCGCAGACCTTGCCCTTCGGGGACTGCGACCAGCCGCCCGTAATCGGATGGCCGCAGTTGCCGCACTTCCTCACCGCCGGCGATGATGGCTGTCCTGACCCATTGCCGCGCTTCGCGTCGGGGGCCTGGAGTCCCTGCCAGCCGCCGGCCAAGGCCGTAGCGACGATCTCGTTTGCGTCATGACCATCGGCCTTCCACTGCTCCAGTTTTTTAAGGGACGCCTGCAATGACCCCGGCGTGTTGGATTTTTTCTTCCTGACCTTGAGCCATTCGTTCCAAGTTTCTGCGTCAAGCCAAACCGGGAGCGGCAAAGCCGCGACCCTCTTAACTCCCTTCCCTTCCTTTACTCCATTCCCTTCCACTTCCTGCGCGGGAAGGTGCTTCCCCGGTGCTTCCCCGTTGCTTCCCCGTTGTTTCCCCGTTGCTTCCCTCGGCGGGGATGGGTACTTCACCGGCTCTTGGGCTTCTTTCCCGCCAAGGCGCTGATGTTCCAAAAACGTAGAAATAACAGCGTATTGCTTTCCGTTGGCCGGGTACATCCTGAGAAATCCTGCTTGTTCAAGGATGGCGATGGTCTCGGCCATGTCGAACGGCAGGAACGGCAGGATGTCGAGCTTCAACTGCCGTGTGTCGCACTCGAATACCCCGGCGCGGTCGCAGTGCCCCCAAAGACCGGCGAACACCAACATACAATGCTTGCCGGGGTGGGCAACCTCAAGATCTTGTAGTGCGCCGTGCCGGAAAAAACTAGGTTTTACCGTCCGAATCCTCGCCACCTAAGAATCTCCCCGTTGCTTCCCCGTTGCTTCCCCGCCTTTTGTGCAGCGCGTTACTAAAGCCGCCTCATGGATACGCGCCTCCGCCCACTCGCCAGCAATATCGACCAGGACTTCGATGCGCGAACTCTTCTTGGGGCCGCGTGCCATTGCAACGGCATCCAGAACATTGACGATCCAACGGGGCGCGAAGCCGCAGAGCTCTACGGGAGTTTCGTCAAACTCCGGCCGGTTCATTCAGCGGTGCCTGCGGTAGGTCTTCGGCCCATTTCTTTTTGGTTGTTGGTGGGGCTGGTGAGTTGGCGCGGAATCAGGCGGCGCGGGCTTCCTTGGGCCGACCAAACGTCTTTGGAAACGCCAGCATCAATTCCAGCTCGCGCTCGCGCGGGATTGCCCCGTCTTCAGGCCACTGGTAGACGGCTTGGACGCTGATGGCGAAATAATCGGCAACGCCCTCAATGGTCTTGAAATGCTGAATGGTTTGCGCGCGGCTGATCATGGTTTGACGTGGATTCAAGCATACTTGAGGCCTCCCGTCAAATACCTCAAAGTTCAAACATACTTGACAATCACGGTTAAAGCATGCTTGAATACGTCCATGAATCCCACCAAGGAGCCGGGTATGGACAAGCAAGACGCCCTTGACGGCGTTGCGTTTATCGAGGGGCGGCGCGCAGGTCTTGGCCTCGTTCCGGTCTCGCTGAATCCTCATACCCCCGGTTCTGCCGAGCATCTTCAATGGCAGCAGGGCCACATGAGCACCACGTTCACGGTTGACCGGAAGTGCATCGCGCCCGGACATAAATGTCCGCTTGCCGATGGCCAGTGCCGGGATAGTTGTTACTTGGCGGATTGCGAACCGAAACAGGAGGCTGCTTGAACACCGAAAGCAACCTGAACATGGACGCGCAGGAGATCGCGCGAAAACTCGGGCGCGCAGAAGTGGCGCAGGAAGTCGTCGCGTGGGTTCACCGGCACGCGCATCAACTCGGTGGCGTGCCGGTCGAGACGCTGCTCGCGCTGTGCAACAGGGAGGCGAAATCGTGAACGTCGAAATCTTCCGCGACCAGAACTCCAAGGCGCTGATCGTGTTCAAGCGCGGCACGAAGATGCTGCACTGCCTGATGATCGCGCCGCCCGTCCGGGTGGTGAAGTTGGAGAAGATCGAGGAACGCCACTTCACGCCGCTGCTTCGCAAAGGCGAACCGTACCCGTTGCGGCGAGCCCTACGCCAGTTCAAGGCCGCCGGTAAGGGGTTCGGCATAACGGACACCGCAAGGCAAGTCTTGCGCGAACTCAAAGGGACGCTGTGACCCCAGCCGACAACAGCGACGACATCGACGCCGCCATCGTCATCGGCTGCGTTGCGGTCCTTATTTTTTTCGTCATGCCAGAGATTGTCAACGCGATTGCGAGGTTCCTGTGATCCGCTTTCTCACCCTGATACGTCTGAAGTTCCGCGCCTACATGCTCCATGCCCAGGCCGAACACGCGGAAGCATTGATGGCCGACCATGAGCGACGGTACGAAATACTGTTGATGGAGTTGCGTAAGGTGAAGGGCCGCATCGCCACCCTGGAAAAGCCGGAAGTCCTGCTGCGGCAGGCGTTGAAGAGGACATAGACAATGGGCATCCACGACCTCAGCAAGATCCTCTGCTGGCTGCTGCGTAACCACAAGTGGCGGCGGCTGCACAAAGACGAATGGGCGAGAGGCGTGCCGATTTGTTTTGAACCGGGACAGGACGGGCAAGTGCGTATCTGCAGACGGTGCCAAAACTACCGCTTCGCCAAGAAACGTAATCACAAACAGAAGGAGCAATCAGTATGAGCGCGCAACCATCCACCGCCGTCCAATCGTGGGCCAAGGCCATCGCCGAGGCCGAGCGAAAGTTCACCGAGATCGCCGTGCCGGATGGAAACCTCGTCACGTTCCAGCGCGAGGCCATGTTCGCCATGCAGCGCATCGGCGCCGACGCGACGATGCAGAAGTGCGAGTACAACTCCGTCAGGAATTCACTCATCAACGTGGCGGCGGTCGGCCTCACGCTCAACCCGGCCATGCGGCTCGCCTACCTAGTCCCGAGAAATGACCGCGAGAAGGGAATGCTGTGCTGCCTCGACATCAGCTACATCGGGCTCGTCAAGATCGCCACCGACTCGGGTGGTGTGCGGGCCGTGTCGGCAACCATCGTGCGCAAGAACGATCCGTTCGTGTTCCGTGGCGCCTTCGCGGCGCCAGACCACGCCTACGACCCTTTCGCCACAGCCGCACAGCGCGGCGAGATCATTGGCGTCTATTCAACGGCCCTGCTGCCAAGCGGAGTTACGCAGATCGACGCCATCGGCATGGAGGAAATAAATAAAATTCGCTCGATGTCCAAGGCGAAGTCGGGGCCGTGGTTCGATTGGGAAGAGGAAATGATCAAGAAGTCTGTGCTGAAGCGCGCCTCGAAGCTCTGGCCGCGCACCGAGCGCCTTTCCAAAGCCGAAGAAGTCCTGAACGAACACCAGGGCAACGAAGCGACGATCGACGGCGCGACAGGTGAAGTCATCCCGATGCCGCAGTCGAAGTCCAAGCCCGCCGCGACGATCGACAACGAGACCGGGGAGATCATCAACAAGGAATCCGCGCCAGCCGCCACGGGTACGCCTTCGCCAGCGACCACCACGGGCGGCGCGGCGCCGGATGCCTCTGCCGGGGCCGGCAAACCGATGTCGCCATCGCAGGGAAAACTGATCTACGCCAAGCTGAAAAACGCGGGCCTGACGATGGTGGACCTCGAAGCGAGATATCCCGGCAAGTGCATCAATATGGAACTGGCGAAGGAAGGCCAGAGCCTCTTTTCGATGTCGGAAATAAACGGGGTGATCGCCTGGATTGAAGAAGCCAAGGATTGACGTGTTCCGCTTTGACGCTGCGACGCACACCTATACGCTTGGCGAGCAAGTCTTGCCATCAGTAACGCAGATCCTGCAGCCGTTGCAGGACTTCTCCATGATCGCGCCGGCCGTGCTGGAACACGCGCGCAGTCGTGGGGTGGCAGTCCACAAGTGCGTGCAGCTCGACATCAACAACGACTTGGACGAGGCTAGTGTGGCGCCGGAAATCGCTGGCTATCTCAAGGCGTGGCGCGCGTTTCGTGCCGATTGCCGGATTACTGCGGCCGACTTCGGGGAACCAGAGCGGCCCCTGTTCCATCCGACGCTGCGCTTTGCCGGGACACCAGATATTCCGCTTTGCATGGACAAACGATGGGCGATCCTCGACATCAAGACCGCCGATGCGCTCAGTCCTGTTTGGGCTTTGCAAACCGCCGGATACCGCGAGCTTATCAACGTGAACACGATGAAGAGTGCCCACCTGATAGAGGACCGCTACTCGCTGCGGCTGCGCGAGAACCGAACCTACAAGCTCGACCAGTTCAAGGACCGCAACGACTGGACTACGTTTTTAGCCATGCTCACCGCTTGGCGGTGGCGTGCGGCAAATCTCCAAGGAGAATGAAAATGTCCGCAGTGCTGCAGGACCGTATCACCGAGACCGACTCCGAGGAACTGCGCGCAACGATGCAGTTGACGCCGGATGCCAAGCGTGAACTCGCCGCCAACAACGCCCTCACGCTCGCCAAGTCCTACGAAGTGGACTGCGCCGAGCAGGCGCAAGCCCTCGCCAATGACCGCACGGTATGGGCTAAGGAAATCGACCGCATCAAGACGATGCAGGCCGAGGCGCTGGCGCCGGCCAAGAAAATGCTTGAGGACATGAAGGGGTGGGCGGCAAAGTGGTTCGGTCCCGCCCTAGCCGACAGGGAAGCGGCGCGCGAACTCGCTGGCCAGAAGCTGCTGGTATGGGACCAAGCCGAGAAAGCCCGCCTCGCCCGTGAAGCCGCCGAACATGAAGCTCTCGCCCGCCGGTTGAGACAGGAAGCCGATTCCAAAGCCGCCGCGGAACGCGCAAGGGCCGAGGAAGTAGGGCGTGTGGCGCGTCAAGCAGCCGCCGCAGCGGAGGAGGTTAAGCGTCGCGCCCAACAAGAAGCCGAGGCCGCGCGTCAGGCTGGCGGTCGCAAGGCAGCCGCCATCGCCGAACGAGTTGCGAAGGAAGCCGCAGCAGAGGTCGCCCGGCAGACCGAGAAGGCACAGGCAGCGGTAGAGAACGGCGAGGCAAAAGCGCAACAGGCCCAACTGGAAGCCGCTGCCCAAGTTCAGGCGGCGCCGGTAGCCGAAGTGGTGAAAATTTCCGGGCAAAGTTTGAAAGACCAGTGGGGGCCGGAACTCAAGCCCGGTATGGACATCGAGCAGGCGAAGTTCCTGATCTGCGAGGCGATCGTTGCCGGCCGCAAAGACCTTCTGGCTCACATGAATCTGGACATGGCGCCGCGTGGGTCCATGTTCAAAATGGCCGCGGCCTTGAAGGGCGCTTTCAACGTGCCCGGATTCATCGCCGTCAATAAACCGCAGATCGCCGGGAGCCGGAAATGAAACCCATCGCCCTCACGCCCTGTTCGAGCAGTCGCATAGCGGCGCACGGCCATTGCCCGGACACGAACCGCTTGGCCCTGCAATTCTTCAAGAAGGGTCCAGACGGCACGCGGGTTCCGGGCGCTGTCTACGAGTACGCTGGCTTTCCGGTTGAGCAGTACGAAGCCCTGAAGTCCGCCGAGTCCATCGGCAAGTTCTTCGGCCAGGTCGTGAACGCGAAGGACGAAGAAGGGAAGCTGCTGTACCCCTACACCAAGATTGAAGTCGAGGAACCAGCCGCATGAACTCCCGCTCCCGCGACCGCAGCACGGGGGCCGGTGGTCGGCCTTCAACGCGACGGGTCGGGATCTAGGGCATCGAGTGCCAAGAACAGCAAGACAACCAAGGAGAAATTAAATGGAACAAATCGTAAGGCAGGGTGATGTGATGCTGTTCAAGGTGGCCGCGCTTCCCAAGGACGCGGTCGTGGTCAAAACGAAGGGCGACGTGATTCTCGCTTACGGCGAAATAACCGGCCACGCGCATCGGATCAAGCGCGAGCAGACCGAGAGGCCATCGGCACGGCTGTTCGATGTCGGCGCAGAACGCTATCTGCAAATCGCGGAGCGCGTGGCGCTAACGCATGAGGAGCACAGCTCTATTTTTCTGGAAGCAGGCGTGTATCGACAGGTATTCCAGTTCGAGGAAAGGCGCGCCAAGATTCAGCGGGTCGCTGATTAGTCATGAAGATCACGCCTGCACAGCACGCGGAAGCCTGCAACTACCCCGGTCGTTTGGATGAAGCCGAGGTAGAACTACAACTTACGAAATACCTTATTGCGCTTGGGGTAACGCGCAAGATAGAGCGCCTAGCGCAAGGATGGCGTCTTGAGGACCACCCATCCCTAGAGAAATATGCCAAAGCGGTTCTGGACGACTGGGTAAAGCGCAACCCCGCCGTTAGGGTCGCTGCCCGCGATGCCCGCGATGCCCTCGATGCCCTCGATGCCCTCGCTGCCCGCGATGCCCTCGATGCCATTACATCACTTCAACGGTTCGCGGCGTGGTGTATTCAATCGAACGGATGGGGCTGGTGGCGTTTTGATATTTCGTGGGTTTCGGTTACTGCGTTCGGCGCTACCACGAAAGCAGTTAAAGCATGGTCTGAACCACTGCTTGAGGCGTTCGTGGCTGGCTGCTGGATGCTGCACTGGACAGAGGACACGCTGTATTGGGTCTCTAAGCCGACCGTTCACAAGGAAACAATCCCAGGGGGTCGCAGACTGCACAACGACAAATACGCCGCCCTCGAATCAGACGTTGAAAACCTCTACTTCTGGCACGGAGTTTTGGTCCCGGCGTTCGTTGTGGTGCGGCCTGACTGGATCACGATCAAGCACATTGAAACTGAGGCAAACGCCGAAGTTCGGCGCGTCATGGTCGAACGCTATGGTGAGGCGCGCTATATCTCTGACAGTGGACTTAAACCGGTTGCCCACGATTCATTCGGAGAACTGTTCCGCAAGAACTTCACTGGTGATATGCCGCTCGTCTACGTGAAGGTGATGAACTCCACGCCAGAGCCGGATGGCTCAATCAAGCCGTATTTCTTGAGCGTGAATCCGCAGCACTACGGCGGCGAGGCGGGGAAGAAACCACATGCCGCTATTGCCTCCACATGGCGCACGGCGAAGGATGGGAAGGAACTGTTTTTCAAGCGGTACGAAGAATACCGCCCCGGAATTGAAACGTAGCTCTTAGGCATCGGGGAGAGACAAATGCTGTTCGTGGTCATACAGGAACCGAAGGCGAAGTATCGGCACGCCTACTGCATCAACTTGAATTTTGTCGAGGCCGAGAAAAAGTCCGACGCGCTGAAGCAGGTTGAGCGGATAGCGGATACCGCTTTCAAGGCTCCGGCAGCATTCCCTGTCCACGCTGGCCTATGCCTCAGAACATGAACGCAGCTTCCTTCGATAGATGCGCAGCACCGCTGGCAATCGACCTGTTCTGCGGCCTGGGCGGCTGGACTGAGGGGCTGCTTGCGGAGGGCTATCGCGTGATCGGCTTCGACATCGAGCGCCACGAATACGGCGATGCCAAATACCCGGCGCAGATGGTCATTCAGGACGTGCTGACGCTGCACGGCAAGCAGTTCAAGGATGCAGCCCTGATCGTCGCCAGTCCGCCATGCCAGGAGTTCAGCTACATGGCGATGCCTTGGTCGCTGGCGAAGCAGAAGCGGGCGGAATACCTCGACGGCACGCGGGACAGGAAAGACCTGACCGCGTTGTTCGACGCCTGTTTCCGCATTCAGCGCGAGGCAAGCGAAGCGGCCGGTAGGCATATCCCTCTAGTGGTGGAGAACGTCCGCGGCGCCTGCGAGTGGGTCGGGCGCTCGCGCTGGAACTTCGGCAGCTTCCACTTGTGGGGCGACGTGCCGGCATTGATGCCAGCCACTGTGCGGCGCCAAGTAATGAAGGCTGGTATTACTCACCGCCATGACGGCAGCACCAATTTCCACGGCAGCAAAGTGCCAGGTTTTCGCTTCGACGGCAGCGGCAAGTCGTTCCAGACCGCGAGCGTGGAAGGCTTAAAAGGAATCCCGCATCGCCCGACTGGACATTGGACAAATTCCGAAGAAAACGGCTCGAAGAACGGTGGTGACTGGTTCGGCAGCGGCGACAACTGTTCTCTACAGCGCCGCGCCAGCAGCAAAGGATCGGCCAGGAAGAGGGCATCCGCACTCATCGCCAAAATCCCGCTGCTGTTGTCGCAGCACATTGCGCGGTCGTGGTATCCGCTTGGTGCGCCTCGATGACTGACTGGACCGCAGAGTATCGGACGCTGATCGAGGACTGCCGCAAGCGCGAGCAGCACTTGTCAGCGTGGGGCGCGGACTTTCTCGACTCCATCGAATCGCGCCTTGACGACAAAAAGCCGCTCACGCCCAAGCAGGTTGAGTGCTTAGACGGAATTTGGGAACGGGCCACGAAGAAAGGATGACCATGAAACCGAAGGCATCGAGCACGGACCGAGCGAAGGCTGAACTCTGCAAGTGCGGAAAGAATCCCGCTACTCCGCAGCCGCATCGGTGCCCATATCAATACGAGATTAACGACGACGCGAGTGAATCTTGCAACTGCTGCGGCGAATGCTCTTACGAATGCGCGATGGATACATGAACGCCACCAACAGCCAGAGCAGCAAGGCAAAGGTGCTGAAGAAGTTCCCGGCAGCGTATTACTCAAAGAACCCTGTGACCGAGCAGCACGTCATTTTCAGGGGCGCACGGGGCACCGTAATGGCTACCTCTTGGATTGGAGCTGTAGACGCATGGAAAGAAGCCGCGAGGAGATAGACATGACCGCACGCACCGATGAACAGGAAGATGCCGCCAGGATGCGCGCCGGGTTCGGCGAAGCACTGGCATTGACGGAGGAAGCAATGACCCTAGACCGGAATACGCTGCTTGAGTCGGCGAAGAAGTACCGCAAGAAGCCTATAGTGATCGAGGCTTTATGCTGGACTGGAACGAATTTACGCGAAGTCATCGACTTCACCGGGCTGCACCCATCCGCAAACAAGTGGACGTGGGAGGAATATGAAGCCGTGGTAGCGAAAGACGGTTTCAAGATATTCACGCTCGAAGGCGCACACTTGGTTTCAGTTGGTGATTACGTCATCCGAGGCGTAAAGGGCGAGTTCTACGCTTGCAAGCCAGACATCTTCGCTATGACCTATGAGAACGCCCTCGCCGCGCAGCAGCCGGAGAGCAACAGGGATGCGGTGCTGGAGACTAACGCTTTTGCGCTATCTGGCGCGTATTGGCGGCTAGAGAAATACGGATTTGTTTGCAGCCACAATGCCGATGATCCTGAGCACGAAGCGGAAGCGGATCACTGGCGAGATATTGCGAATCAGGCGTCGGAAATAATCCGCGCCTTCAAGAACGCGGACGGGCAGGTTACATCCACACGACTAGGGGATAAGCCTAGAAGTCGGACTTCCGAGTGGATCGGGGGCCGAGCCTGTTCCGCCCGCACCAGATGCCGCAGAGTTGTCGCAGGTTGCCGAAAGCACGATTGGGGCTATATCGGCTACAGCTTCGGCCCCCGGAAGCGAACCTGCGGCAGCGGCAACTCCCATGCCAATACATCGGGTTCCAGGGGATGGTTCCGTTCTCTGGCCTGCGCGGACCTCGGAAGCTTCTCCGAAGAGCAGCGAGGATTTGTGGGCGGCATTCGTAGAACAGGTCAGGATCGAAGATGGTCTGAACAATGCGCCAGTAAACTTTCTTGGAGGCGTCGAACGTTACAAGAACATCTTCCTGCGTATCGCTGAGAGGCTGAGGAAAGACAAATGATCTGGCGTAGCCGATTCGACCTTTGGTATCGGGTCAAGGGAAAGCCATTGCGCGAGATATTTTGGTGCTTGGTCGAAGCGCCCGACTCGGAAACCGCCATCGCGAAAGCGCAAGCATTCGCTGAACACAACGGCAGGATGGACTTAAAACTGCTCTGCGTCGAGCATCGCCAAACCGGGAGTGTGCGGTTCCCGCAAAAACTACCAGTGAGGATCGAATGACCGAACAGACCAGTGATAAGAAGTGCTTATACTGCGGCGAGTCACACGACGTTGACATAAGTTGCCAGCAGATGTTCGCTGCTCATGCAAGCCCGTTCGTGCGTCTGAATCAGACAAACCCTACGCCTCGGCCCTCACCACCAACCAGCGGAGAAACGCCAAGACCAGGAAAGCCCCTGCCGCAGTGGGTTACATCATGGCCAGATTGGTTCGGTATCTTCGGCAACGTGACGGTCATTCCGAAAGAGGACTACGACCGACTTGAGCGCGAGCTTGCTGAGGCGAATAAGCGCGCAGAAATATGGGCAGCGAGAGCCGCTGGTAATGAGATTGCGCAGCTGTCCGCAACAGATGCCGCAGACGCTCGCCGGTATCATTTTCTGCAACGGATTACTTGTGGCAATACGGCTGGCGGCAAAGGCTCAGATAAGGAATGCTACCTATCCCTGAATCCAAGCGACATGGATGCAGCGATTGACTCAAATCTGAACACCTCGACTGACGACGGGAGCAAGACGTGAGGACCATTTCACTTTGGCAACCGTGGGCGACCGCCATTGCAATCGGCTTGAAGTCCATCGAGACACGGCACTGGTGCCCGAAGTATCGCGGGCCGCTGGCAATCCACGCCGCGCGTAGATGGGACTCTAGCCAGAAGGAATTTGCCATGGTGGAGCGTGGCCTGGGGCGGCTACCCGCTCGCCTGCCATTCGGCGCGGTGATCGCCGTGTGCGACCTGGTGGACGTGCGGCCCGCGGCAGAGCTTGTCCTGAGCATCAAGCCCATCGAGAAGCTGTACGGCAACTACACCGCCGGCCGCTTTGGCTGGCTGCTGGAGAACGTAGTCGAATTGTCGGAGCCAGTGCCGTTCAAGGGCCATCAGAGTTTCTTCGACGTGCCGGACGACCTGCTGCCGTTGACGGCGGGCCAGCAGTACGACAACCGAGCGAAGTACGGTCACTTCGGCCAGGGCAGCGGCGACGGCGACCTGTTCGGATCGTGATGAACAGACCTCTAGATAGAACTAACCAGCGCATCGACGACATCTACAGGGTCACGCGCAATCACATCTATCAAATCCACGCGGGCAACAACTGGAAGCGCACACCATGAGCGATGCCGACAAAACCGCAAACGAGTTGGTCGAGAATGCCGCGAACGAACTTGATCAATTGTTCCGGCAGCGCCACATGCACATATACGTGGTGCATTTGCTCAATAAGTTGGTCAGCGAAACGAGCGGCCTTCTGAAGCATCGCACGGAAGCCGAGCCGAGCGAAGCGCAGGTGGAAGTGAAGGATCGCATCCTTGCCGAGCGCGACAAGGGAAACATTGCGGTGTTGGGCATCGAGGGCCTGATGACCATGCCCATCGAGGAGTTCGTAAAGCAGCCGGTAGACGGGATGCTCTACGACCTGAACCGTGGCGATGAGGTCAGCCTTACTTTCATTCACGAGCGCAAATGGGTAAACGATTTCGCCGTCGCACTGGTGATCCGAAAGCTGGTGGAGCAACGTGATGCTTCGCTCTCTGTGAACAAACAGCAAGACAAATGAAGCCCTACGAAGCGTTCCTTGCCCGCAAGGCGATAACCGACCCGGCTACCGGGCTGGCGATCGTCCCTGCACTGAACGCGGCCCTGTTCGACTTCCAGCGAGACATTACCGCCTGGGCGTTGCGCAGGGGCCGTGCAGCCGTGTTCGCCGACTGCGGCATGGGTAAGACCCCGATACAGCTTGAATGGGCTAGGCACGTACCTGGCAACGTCCTGATCTTGGCCCCGCTTGCGGTATCGGCGCAGACAGTGCGCGAGGGTAAGAAGTTCGGCATCACGGTCAGGCAGGCCCGCAAGCAGGCTGACGTGAAACCCGGCATCACGGTAGCGAACTACGAAATGCTTGAGCACTTCGACCCGGCCTACTTCGCCGGGATCGTGCTGGACGAATCCAGCATCCTCAAGTCCTACGATGGCAAGACGCGCACGGCGATCATTGACGCCTTCGCGCAAACGCCGTTCAAGCTCGCTTGCACCGCTACGCCTGCACCTAACGACTACATGGAGCTAGGCAACCACGCCGAGTTCCTAGGCGTAATGACCCGCGTCGAAATGCTGTCCATGTTCTTCGTCCACGATGGCGGGGAAACGCAACAATGGCGGCTGAAGGGGCACGCGGAGTCCGAGTTCTGGAAGTGGCTCGCATCCTGGGCCGTGTGTATCCGCAAGCCCTCAGACCTTGGATACCCTGATGGCGACTTCACGCTGCCGGAACTGGTCATGCACGAAATAGTCGTCAAGGTGGATACGCCGACCGATGGTTTCCTTTTCCCGGTTGAAGCCAAGACGCTGCAAGAGCGCCTGCACAGCCGCCGCGACACGATAGCCGAGCGCGTAGCCGATGCCGCTGCGGTAGCCAATGCGACGGACGAACCTTTCCTCGTATGGTGCAACCTGAACGACGAAAGCGCGCAGCTAAAAGCCGCGATCAATGGTGCGATCGAGGTCAAGGGAGCAGACACTAACGAGCACAAGGAAAAGGCCATGCTCGGATTCACTGCCGGCGACGTGCGCTGTCTCGTTACAAAGCCTTCCATCGCCGGATTCGGGATGAATTGGCAGCACTGCAACAACATGGCATTCGTCGGCCTCTCAGATTCCTATGAGCAGTTCTACCAAGCCGTGCGCCGCTGCTGGCGGTTCGGCCAGAAGAAACCCGTCAACGTCTACGTCATCACCGCAGAAACGGAAGGTGCCGTAGTCGCCAACATCAAACGCAAAGAGGCTGACGCCTTGAAAATGGTCGAGAACATGGTGGAGCACATGAAAGACCTGAACGCCGAAGCCGTGCGCGGTATGCGCAGAGAGAAAGCCGGATATGCCCGCGAGATCGCTACGGGGAACGGCTGGACGCTCAACCTTGCCGATTGCGTCGAGGTCGCGCAGGAACTTCCAGAGAACAGCCTGCACTACACGATCTACTCGCCGCCGTTCGCAAGCCTCTACACCTATTCAAACAGCGACCGCGACATGGGGAACTGCAAGGATGGCGACGAGTTCATGGGGCAGTACAAATTCCTGATCCGCGAACTGTACCGCGCCACCATGCCTGGGCGCCTTGTTTCCTTCCACTGCATGAATCTTCCATCCTCCAAGGTGCGCGATGGCGTGATCGGCCTGAAGGACTTTCGCGGCCAGTTGATCGCGGCGCATGAGGCCGAGGGCTGGATCTTCCATAGCGAAGTCTGCATCTGGAAAGACCCGGTTACGGCGATGCAGCGCACGAAGGCGCTTGGCCTCTTGTGGAAGCAGATCAAGAAGGACTCCTGCATGAGCAGGCAGGGAATACCGGACTACCTAGTGACGATGCGCAAGCCCGGAACGAACCCGGAGAACGTCAGCCACACGGCGACGGATTTCCCGGTCAAGCTTTGGCAGAACTATGCATCGCCGGTCTGGATGGACATAAACCCGTCCGACACCCTGAGCTACAGAGAGGCCCGCGAGAACGACGACGAACGCCATATCTGCGCCCTACAGCTTCAGGTGATCGAGCGCGGCATCAAACTGTGGAGCAATCCGGGGGATACCGTTTTCAGCCCGTTCGCCGGCATCGGTTCAGAGGGCTACATGGCGCTCAAGATGGGGCGCAAGTTTCTCGGGGCCGAACTGAAACGCAGCTATTGGGAGCAGGCTTGCAAGAACTTGAAGCAGGCCAAGCATGAGCAAGACGGCCTCTTTGCCGCATGACCTCTAGCTGTTTACCTCAACCGAGACAAGGCAAATGATTTGCGGCGAAAGCATAAGGGTAGTGCATCCGTTGTTCCCAACGGAGGGAGGCGGTTCGACTCCGACCTCGCCGCTCCAGTTTCATTTTGGCCGTATCTCCGCAGAATTAGCAGCCACACTAAACTCAGAATGGCATAGCGTGTTGCCTTATATTCCAATTTTCCACATTGAAATTGCATTCGCCGCAATCTTTTCCAATGTGTTTTATGCGGTAGCAATGTTTGGAAGGCCGGTGGCTAGGACAATTTGTGATTCTGGAATTTTGGAACTTCGGCGCATGGCTATCGCTCCTGACGCTCCAAAAAACACCGCCTCAAGAATGATTGCATGGATGGTTAAGGAGGTAGCAAAGATGCGGCCAGATATTCGCAAACTTATTTCTTACCAGGACACATCAATTCATAGAGGAACGATCTATAAGGCCCAAGGTTGGATTCCAGTTGATATGTCATCCAGTCCGGTGAATTGGGGTGGTGCAGCGCAAACCAAGACCCCGCCTAGCAGAACAAGAAACGGGAAGGTTCTTAAAGCGCCCAAGATTCGATGGGAAAGAACACTACGCCACTCTGCCGCAGAGCAACCAGACCGAACAAGGCTGAGAGCATGCTGATTGAGGACGTCATTCGCGGACTGCTGGAGGATGAGGATTTCATTGCCGCGTTCGTGGCGCACCGTGCGCCTCGCCCCTCACTGGCAGCGCAGGAAGTGGACGAACTTCGAGCGTGGCGCGAGCATGGCAAATTATTCAGATTTGTAGCGGGGCGATTCTTTCAAGATGGTAATTGCTACATCTTCCAAGAAGATGATGCTGCGCTTCCACCCTCCCCTCCACCAGCCAGCGGAGATACGCCGAGGACGGAATATGACATTTGCAACTATCCGGCCCGTCCATGCCGTCCCACAGAGGAAAAAGAGAAAGTCTGTGCTTACGTTCAGGATTTGGAGCGCGAGCTTGCGGGGGCGAACGATCAGCGCGAGGTATCCCGCAAGATGATCGACGGGCTGTGCGAGTTGCGCGACGAACTGAAGGCGCAGCTTAAGGCGGCGCAGGACGAAGTGTGGTGCGTATCTAACAAGACTTCGAGCCTACTGTTCAAGTCGAAGGAAATGGCTCACGCCTACATTGCGCAGTTCGGCGCGTCGATTGGCGGTGGTATGAGCATCACGAATATGCCGGTGTTAAGATTTCCTAGCGCATCGACTGACGACAGAGGAGCAGGGTGAGCCGCCACAGCGTATCGGTCACGCACGATGGGGAAGCCACCGAACAATCCAGGCGCTTGAGCGATTTCCTGTTCAAACGATGCCCAGGCCATGTGGCAGAGTTTGCAGTGGTGGATTTCCTGCGCCGCTGTGCCGATCAGCACCGGCGGTTCCCCTGGACGAAGGCAAGCGCACTACCTGAGATTGAGCGCGCGATCGAGGCAGTGATGAACGCCACAATAGATAGGAGCAGCAAGACAAATGAGCCTCCGCATCATCCCGGTCACGCTGGAACAGGCCAACGACTTTGTGCGCCGCCTGCATCGGCATAACAAGCCGGTGGTCGGCAGCAAGTTCCAGATTGGCGCGTCGAAGGGTAAGCAGCTTGTCGGGGTTGCCATCACAGGCAGGCCCGTAGCTCCGGCCCTAGACGACGGGCTCACAGTCGAGATAACGCGGGTATGTACCGACGGGACCAAGAACGCGGCCTCGATGCTCTACGGCGCTTGTAGGAAGGCGGCGAGGGCGATGGGATATGACCGTATCTTCACTTACACGCTGCCCGAGGAAGGCGGCGCAAGCCTGCGGGCGGCAGGATTCAAACTTGACAAATCCGACGCGGGCGGCAGCGCGGCGATGTGGCACAACCGAGACGGGCGCACCGTGGAGCCGGTCGGCAATGACCTGATCGGCGGCAAGTGGCGGTGGGCCGCATGACCTCTAGCTGTTTCCCTGAACCGAGACAAGACAAATGGCTGAAACGAGAACCGTTAAGTGCGATGGCTGCGGTGGCGACATCACCTACACCGGAACGGTAGCGGTGCGCCTAAATTATACTGGAATTCATGGACAGATTGCGAGAAATAGTTAACGGGATTGGAATTTGGAAAGGGCTCGCCCTGTTCTGCGCGCTCTCCGTGGCCGTGTTCCTGATCGGTCTACTGCTCGGCGTGTTCGATCACAATCCGTCCGACGAAGGCGGCGTTCGCATCATCTACGTGGCGCCTATTGGCGAGCGCCGGTTCTGAGGTTCGGATGTACCTGAGATTCTTGCGCGTACTTCATCAGGTCCTTCGTTCGCTTCTGGATTAGCTTCCTATACTCAGCTCTGATCTCCTGCCGCTCCTCCGCATCCAGGTTTCGGTCGCGCAACTGCGTCGTCATCCGCCTTTTCTCGGCCTGAATCTCGAAGCGCATGCGCTTGATGTTTTCGGCCCTGGCCAGTTCTGGGTTAATCGGATAGAGGTTGACGCCGAACAGTCTGAGCATCGCCTGGCCCTCGGTGTCCTTGATCTGGCCGTGCTTATCCACGGTATCGTTCAGGGCACCGTACATGTGGCCCGCGAAGCCGTAGTTCGTCAGCCACGTTGGCATCGCCATGCTGTAGATGTAGCCCATGAGCGCCGCTGCCTGCCTTGCCGGCGGGTCAAACTCGTTGACGATTTCCTTCTTCGAGAACGGATCTTTGTTCGTTTTGATCGCGGCGATAATATCTGGAAGCGGACCACCCAAGAGCCCGGACCCTTGCATGGCATCGCCGAATTCGCCCTTGGCGAGATTGCTCCCGATCTCTGTCCACATCGTCCACGGCAGGAAGTATCCGAAATCCATCGCCATCCACCGGCCTTTGTCGTCCTTGGCCGGCAAGAAGTAGGCATGACCGCGCTCCTGCATCCACTTAGGCAGGGCTTTCTTCAGTTTGTCCACGTCGTCATCGTCAACATCCGCCATGCCGGCCACCATCGCCGTCAATATGAACGGCAGGGCAACGTAGGGCGCAAAACGCAGCGGGTGATGCGTGGCGACTTCCAGCATTCTCGGCAGCGCCTTAAAATAAAACGTGATAAACGGCGCTCCAATCGGGGCGTTTCTCAGGTAGCGCATGCTCGGCGTGACCAGGCTGTAATCGAACAGCCACTTCTGCGCTTCCATGATCGCTTTTTCTTCGGTCGCCCCTTTCTTCATGGAGTCGATGATCTTGGCCGTCTTGAAAAGGGCTTCCGAGAACTGGTACACGTCGCCGGTGAACGACATGACCTTGGCCCCTAGATTCTTTGCCGTTGCAAGGCTGAACGCATCGGCACCTCTAGCCTGAAGGTCAAGGAACTCGCGCTCGACCCTGAACAACTCTTGCGACGAGAACGTGCTTTCCGTGACGCCGTATTTCTTGGCGATCTGCCAGTATTGCCCGTTGGTCCTGATGTCCTTGACCGCCTCGATGATGCGCGGCAAAATCATGTGGAACCGAACCCCGGACAGATGAAGCAAAATGCCGTTGCTGATGACGTTGCGAATCTGTGCCGGCGGGTTGGCTGCCACCTTTGACCACTTCCACAATTGCGTCATTTTGGTGGCGAGCCCGCCGTTCCCCAATACCTTCTCGGCCAGGCTGGCATCCGTGAGGGATATTCTCGCGCTGCCCACGATGTCATCGAAGATTTCCCGGCGAACGATGAGGCCGCGCATTTCCCCGTAGCGCGGCGCGTCCGGGATCTGCTGCCAGTCGTTCGGAACTCCTGAATAGTTTTCAAGGGCAACGTCAGCGGTCTCGTCCATGCGATCGGCAATGGCTTGCGCAGCTACCCGGTTCTCTGCGGTGTAGTGCAGGGCTTGGCGTCGAATGCTTTTGGCGGTTTGCTTCAGGTAGAACGGGGTGACTTGGCGCCCTTCCCATTCCACCATCGACATCGGCAGTACCCAATCTTGTACCGTGGAGATTTCCTTCAGCCAGTCCAAAAGCACCACGTCGCGCATCTGCGTTCCGTAGGATTTACTGACCAGATAGGCGGGGTCCGTGATCTCGCCCAGGATCAACTTGCGCACGTCCTCGGGGATGTCTTTGCGGGCCTTCAGGTAGCCCATGTTGCTCGGCTTCTTCCCTGACCCAAGGGCGGAAATGGCGTCGTCGTCCAGCAAGTGCTTGAGGTAGATCCTCGGCAGGTATTCGCCCTTGTGGGCCTCGAACACTTCCCGCGCCAGGAGCCCGCGCTCGACCAGCTTTTCGCCTACAGCCATCAAGGTATTCTTGGCGGCAACCGCCTTCTCACGCAGGGCCGCGTCCTTGATGATCTCCGGGCTGGCGTCCTTGGTCGTCAGAAAGGCGTACACGTCCGGGGCTGCGTCACCGGCGTCCTTGAAGGCTGTGTATAGGGCGTGCGTTTCCTCGCCCACTGAGGCCAGTTTGCCGAGCGCTAGGTAGCGTTTCGTGAGGTAGTCTTCCTGATTCGGCAGCGTGCCAAGCGGCGACATGGCATCCAGCTTGTTGACGATGGCCTTTGTCCAGCCAACTGCGCGTTCGGGCAGG